TCTGCAACAACTGATACTACTAATGCAACAAACATTGGTAGTGGTACTCTCAATGCATTAAGACTACCTACAAGTGGTGTCAGTGCAGGTTCTTATGGTACAGCTAATTCGAACATAAGCATCAATGTAGATACTTATGGACGTGTAACAAGTGTCACAAATACAGCAGTTATCATACCAACAAGTCAAATAACTGGTTTAGCACCATCTGCAACGACTGATACTACTAATGCAACAAATATAACCACTGGTACATTGTCATCAGCTAGATTACCAACTAGTGGTATAACTGCGGGTGGTTATGGTGGTTCTGGTTCGGTAGCATCCAATCTCAGCTTCTACGTAGATACTTATGGTCGTGTAACAAGTGTGTCTTCTAATTTAATAAAGATTGCAGTGACACAAGTATCTGGACTTGCAGCATCTGCATCAAATGACACGACCAATGCTACAAATATAACTACTGGTACACTCAGTTCCAATCTTTTCCCAGTAAGTGGTGTCACTTCTAATATGTACGGTAATGCATCAAGTGTTTCACAATTTGTTGTAGATGGAACTGGTAGATTAACATATGCATCAACTGTACCAATTAATATTAGTGCAAGTACACAAGTATCCGGTTTATATGCAACTGCATTATCGGCAAATGCACCATCAAGTATACCAACTGCAGGTACATATGGTAATGCATCATTAGGTACAATACCAGTTATTACAACAGACTTATATGGTCGTATTATATCTGCACAAAGCCAGAATTTAACATTATCAACTTCATACATTACTGGTAGTTTACCTATAACTCAAATATCTGGTTTAGCAGCTTCTGCATCAAATGATACTACCAATGCAACAAATATTACAACTGGTACACTTTCGAGTGGAAGACTTCCAACTGTATATGTATCTGCCATGGTATATGGTGGTATACAAAATTCAAATATAAATTTAATAGTTGATACATATGGACGTGTTACAAGCTCTACAAATACACCAATCGTATTACCAACAAGCCAAATAACTGGTCTTGCTCCATCTGCAACCACTGATACAACAATTGCAACTAATATTAAGACGGGTACATTAACAAGTAATGTTCTTCCACCAACTGTAGTTAATAATACTGGTGTATACGGTGGTGGTGTAAATAATCTTATACCACAAATAACAGTTGATCAATATGGTCGTGTATCTAATATTACAACTGTAACACCACAAATTACTACTGCTAACTTAATAGCTATTGGAGGATTAACTGCAGGTACATATGGTTCATCAATATCTATACCAAGTATAACTGTTGATAATTATGGTAGAGTAACTGCAGCAAATGGAAATCCGATTACATTATCTGGTGTAGCTGCAACTGGTCAATACAGTAATTTAGCTAATATACCATTTGTATTTAGCACTACGAATTCCAATATTTATACACCATCTTATGTATCAAATGTTGGTATTGGTATGTCTAATGCAACAGCATACCCTCTTGATGTAAATGGTATTGTACGTGCAACACGTTTCATTGGTGACGGTAGTTTACTCACAGGTGTTGTTACAGGTAGTGGTTCTGCTGGATTAAGTAGCCAGTGGACTACATGTAATATGACTGTAGCTATTTATGGTGGTTCAAATGTTGGTATAGGTACAACATATGTTGCGCCAAATTATAAATTACAAGTACAAGGAGATAGTGCATTTACTGGTAGCATTGTATCATCAAATATAATTACATCAAATCTTACCATTTATAACTCTACTTTCATCGCAGGTGATACTCAAGTATACAGAGCAGCATTACAAGTGAATCCATTACAACAATTCTTCACTGTAGCTACAACAACACAGTCTGTATTTACATTAACATCAACTACAGTCGGAAGATACACTGCTTACGGTAGCAATGTTGCAGTATATCAAAACGGTATTAAACTTGGCTACCAAAATGCAACGAATAACGATTACACTGTAACAGTAATTAACAATTCTACTTCAACAACTTTCAGTATAACACTTGCTAATCCAGCAAATATTGGTGATTATTTAGATATTACTGTATTCCCGCAATTAGTAAGCACAAATCTTACATTACAACCTGGTTATGTATACCAACAATTCTATGACTTATGGTCTGCATCAAATAACAATGTATATTATACTGCTGGTAATGTCGGTGTAGGAACAATTGCACCTGCATATCCATTACATGTCGCAGGTACAATTTACACTACAAATAGTGTTGTATCATACTCTGATATAGCTATCAAGACAAATGTTGAAACAATTACTGATGCATTAGATACAGTAAATAAACTCAGAGGTGTCACATATAATCGCCGTGATAATGGACTGAAACAAATGGGTGTCATTGCACAAGAAGTACTAGAAGTTATACCAGAGGTAGTTACACGCAGTGAAGACGGACTTGCCGTAGCATATGGTAACTTGGTAGGTGTACTTATAGAAGCAGTGAAAGAATTATCTACAGAAGTAAGTGACTTACGTAAGATAATAACAGACGCTGGTTTAGCTTAGATACTAAAATCAAAAAAATGAAAAATTTTATTTTTATTATTAATAATTACTACTAATAATTACTAATTACTAATAATTACTAATTACTACTAATAATTACTAATTACTACTAATAATTACTAATTATTGGTAATTGGTAATTGGTGCTGCAAGTATAAGTATAAATGCAGAGAATTCCAATATTTATGGATGATAAAGCATATCAAACTATATCTGATAGAGTTCGCGAGAGTTATCCTAATTCATGTATTCTCTTTATAGACAAGGTAGAAAATCCTAATTTACAAATAGCATACGAAAACCGTAAGAGGCTTATTGAATTAGAACGAGGAAAAGTAGAAGAAATGCAACTTTTCCATGGAACTCATGCAAATCTTATTGATAAAATTGCATACGAAGGATTTGACCCAGAAAAAAGTGTAGTTGCTGCATACGGTCCTGGTACATATTTTGCAACAAATGCAGGATATAGTTTTAGTTATATGAAAAGTATGGATAAATCTGGTATAAGTTATATGTTTTACGCAGATGTTCTTATAGGAAAAAAAGGATTTAAATCGGACACCACTGGATGCGATAATTATGTAAATTCACTAAATGCACCATCAATAATAGTATCTCCGTATGGAGATGGTGCATTCCCTAGGTATGTAATTGCTTTTCATAAAAATGCCAAGTGAAATGCGTATGGTATTAGTTGATATTAATTGGTATTTATTGGTATTAATTGGTATTGGTATTAGTATTTGATGCAATATTTGGATTCGGACATATTATATCGCCCTGAATGTTATATGTACATTTTGGCTTTTTTGGGTATTGTTTATTTAATGAAGGATCAACTTGAACATTATATTCTTTAGCTATATTTTCCCATTCAGTTGATGGGATGGCATGTGCCGATGATCTATCCCAGCCATTATTTACTGCATTATTTTGCTTAGATGCCGGTAAATCACCTATCCATCCAATATGTTCTTTAATACGATTTTCCCATGGTGTAGATGGAGCAGGACCACCAAGAGATTGTCTATCATTATATTCATTAATTTCTGCTGTTTGATCTATAAAGGCTTTCATTAATCTTATACTTTAATGATATTATAAATATATACATAAAAATAAGTTTTTACTGGAATTATTATTTAAGCTTTTTTGGAAGCACCACCTTTGCTGCCATGTAATAATTTAGTAGCATTAGCTTTGAGTACAAGTACATTATCTAATAAAAGTTGGAGGTCAGCTTTAGTGTCTATCTCAGTTACTTTAGCCATTTTTGCAGTAAGATGTTTAATAAGTTCTTCTATATCCATCATATAAGCATCAATCTTATACATATGACCATCTCTTTTAGCTAAAATCATCCAACCTAAGTGTTTAAAAATATGTTTGTACCATCCATGTAAACCATGAGTAGTTGCTAAATGCATAGTTTCTTTTCTATAATAATTATTGGAAAATTATTTTTTTTGAGTTAAATTATTTTTGTTCGACTTTTGGAGTATTTTTTGGAACGCCATACTTTTATCGTTATTTTTATTTATTTTTATTTTTAGATTCTTCGCATACAATTTTTCCTTCGGAATTATACATGCACATTGGAGATGATACATTTTGTGGGATATTTTCTACATAACCATGTTTTTCTTTAATTTTATCTTGCCATTCTGAAGCACCAACCGGCATACCATGAGAACTTTTATCTGCCCATGCGGCTTTCTTTGCATCACTGCTTATCCATGCTGGTTCACCGCTTGAAGTTGTAGCTATAAAACCTTCTACGGCATTCATACTTGGACCAGCTGTTTTAGGGACATCTGTAGGACATTCTAAATTACCATAAATTGAATAACTGCAACCATTATAATTTTGATTGACTGTAGAAGTAGAAACAGGTTGTGACTGTTTTGTTTTTTGTGACATATCTAATAATCTTTTAGAAATAAAAAAATGATTTACACTTAAAATCTAAGTATAAATTATATATAAAGAAAAGATCGCTTATTTGAAAACTTTTATTTAGGCTTTATTTATTTTTATATTTTTAAGTTAAATATTCTTACGAAAATGGTTTCAACTTTGAGCTTCTGTCCATGTAAGCCGTGACGACACAATGTAAGGAGTAGTTGCAGATACACCTGCACTATCTAAACATATTGCACATACTGAAACTACATCAGGTCCATCTGGATATACACTATTGCCACCTAATATACTATTTTGTATACTTCCAAGTAAAGCTAAATCTTGTGATGTTACAGTGGTCGAGCGTTTACCAGATGCATCTGTTGAACCTCCTGCTACACGGAAACTGAATATATTAATACCTCCTTGAATATTATCATTTTTATTATGCTGTATAAGTTGAGATAAACTTGGAGAACTGGCAGCGGTCCAGTTCTGATTATCTAAATATGGGTTTAAGTATACACGACATTCAGTATCATTCGTTGTTAATAAATCAATTGAACGAATTTTGAGAAGCATTTTATTTATTAATTCACGAGAACCAAGCGGTCCAGTTATAGAACTATCTACTGATGGAGTTAAACGAATACTTACAAGAGGGATAATATTTGGAATTAAATCTGCTGGATTACCAATAGTAATCGAACCCCAATTAAATGGTGCAGTTACTGGCTTATTTATGAAAAGTTGTCCAGTATACACAACGTTACCGTTACCTGTAACTAAACCAGTTACTATACCACGTTGTGCAGTACCAACTGTTGTTGTACCAGATTGTATATTACAGCCAGTAATTAAAGTACCTGAACGAATATTCTGCACATCTTTATAAGATAAATTACTTGTAAAATATCCTCCAGCTGATTGTGCAGTAGTAAACAATGAATACCCACTTACTTGTTTTTGTTGATAAGCATCATAGAAAGATGTCAGCGTCGTGTAATCTGTTATTGTTGCACCCGATACTGAACCAGTATAAAGTGGAAGTGCGACAGCACCCGCCGTTGTATAACATTGAATAGTATCACCGGCAGTAAATTGAATGACATTCGCCGATGCAGTAAATAGATATGCTTTATCGTCATCATATCTACCGTCCATAATAGCAGATGTACCCCAATGAAGGAGTGAAGGTGACCATGTAGGAAGTCCATAATTTGTTACTTCATAACGCGCAGGTAAATTACCAGAGCGGAAATATGCACGAATACAATTGTTATTGTGAATGTATTCATGCACATATCTTACAATACCAGTAGTATCTTTGAATCCATAACGAATTTTACCGGCACCATACCAACTATAATCATAGTAAATCATTTGTATTTTATGAATATCTAAGTTATATCCTGTTGGTCCAGTACCATCACATTTATCAATATTCCATTGTGATTGCGGAGTCTTTATATCAGTTATAACTGAAATAATAACATTGCTTGATGATATACCACGATATGCTGGTTGTATATAGAATGTATTATTCGTTGCTATATTGGCAATTTTATATATTTGTCCGCGAATTACTACATTTGAACCAGCAGGTATTTCACTTAAATATGAATTATTTAATATACCTGATACTTGTGTGCTACCATACACAACTGAAGATTGACCAGTAATTTGTGTTACCGCATCACGTCTTACTGCATATAATGTACTACCGTCATATTCAAAGAACATACCATTTTGGTCATCAAACATGCCTACACGCATTTTACTACCGGACCAACCATTTACAAATACTATTGGAATATTAGATGCAACAGTAGGTTGGGCGAAAGTAGTGCCCATTTGGTAAGTAAATGTATTTTGGTCTGGTGTAGATATTACAGTATATGTACCTGTCCATGGTGGCATTGGATTCATAGGATATACTCCTGATACACTTGTAACTGTGGCACTTTTAATTGTATCTACGGTAATATTTAACCCTGCTTGTAATCTATGAATAGTTTTTGTTGTCGCTGTAGCTATATTTGTATTCGCTGTTAGTGTTTGTAATCTATCTATTTCTATGGGTGCACTGAAATTTACTGAAAGAGATACTTGGATACCTTTACCTGGTTGATAACGGAAATAGCGACGAGTTTGACGTATAACTTGACCGTCTGCATTACGTGGAGGAATAAGTTCAATGCCACCATCGTAAGGTCTATGGACAGCATAACCATCTGCACGTGGATATAGACCGGTCTTTTGGAAATATTGTAAATATTGTCCACTATTATTTGAGTTACCATATGGTGCAGATACTGTAAATTTACTTGCAGAACCAATAAAGTTAATTTGTGATTCAAATACTGAACCAGGTGTGTATATAGTAATCGTAGCTGTACCTGAACCACTTATTGAAGCTGGTGTATAATTATTTATTGCATCATAATATGATTGATATAATGTATAATTACTGACAGAACCAACGACATATGGTCTTATGTAATAACCAAAATTATTATTAACAACTGAACCAAGTGAAGTCGATAAATTACTTATTTTAATATATGTACCAGTTGGATACGTTGTAGGCATAGTAGAACCAACTAATATATTTGGTTGAGTAGATTGTAAAGTAATATTATTATATACTATATTACTTTGTGGTGTTTCTATACGACAATAATCACCAACTTTAAATATTGTTTGTATGTTAATATTTGATGTAACTACTGTTGTAGAATTTACAGTAGGTTGGAAATATCCTGTACCATATTTTTCACCACCGATTGCATTTAAAATAAGCTGATTACTTGTTGCCGCCGTAGCTGTATCAGGATAATATAAATTTGCCGGTGTATATGGTGGGAAAAGTTGTTGAGTAGTTGATAATTGTAAATTATAAGCATCTAAGCGAATGGCATAATATACAGTATTACTTGTCATTGGATTTGCTGTAGAACCGGTTGGCGGATTCGTATCTAAATATATAGGAGTATTGCCTAGAGGGTTATATATAAAAGGTGCACCAGATGCGTATTGGTGAGGAGTGTTGCCAAAATTAATGCAATTACATTGCATATTTAAAGAGATTCTTGGAACAAAATTATAGATATTTTGCAGAATCTGTGTACCTGTAGCTAAATTAAAAGTTGTTGGTGTAGGTATACTATTAATATAATATGATGTACCATCTGAAGCATTATTAGTAGATACTAATGATTGAATACTTGTACCAAGTGCACCTGTAGTATATGTTATATTTACAGGTGTAGCCGGAAATGGTGTAGATGATAATTGTAGTGTATTACCAGTCGTATTGTAAGTATAATATGTACCATTATTTGTTAAACCTGGAACTATTGAACCTGATATATTTGTATATGTAACTTGAGTAAAATCTGGGTAATCATGTATAGGAGATATTATAGTATTACTTGCAATAGTTGATGAATCAAATGTTATTTGTTTTTTACCAATACTGTTTACTAATATAAAATAAGTATTACTACTAAAACCATGTGGAGTATTTGTTGTTACAGTTATAGTTGATGGATTATTACCATCAGTAATTATTGATGAAAGTTGATCTAAATTATATGCAGTTCCAGAGTAAAATTGTCCAGGATACATGAGTGTAGAATAAGAATCATAAATACTTCCGGTAAAATTCATGAATAATTTCGCTTTGTAACAAATAATATTTGAAGCAATAACTTTATTGACTACATAAGAACCTTCGGCGGCAGCAAAAGTAGCACGTAAACCAGTTATTAAAAATGGAGAACCAACAGATACTGCCGGTGGTGATTGTGCAGTAAAATAAAGATATATGTAATCACTATTCGAACGGCATTGAACATCAATTAATGGAAATGGTGTATCACCAGTTCTGCTAAAGAATGTCGGAATATTATTTACTAATTGTAAAGTTTCCCATTTTACACCTTGAGCACCATATTCGAAATCAGTATCAATCAGTGATTCTGGTGTACTCACACGCATTTTAGATACACTATCTGTATAAGTTGCTGTGTCTAAACCAGCTTGTCTTATTTGAGACTGTATAATTGTATTCGGCATGTTTGCTTGACTAACTTACTTATTAGAACATAAAGATTTTATAAAAATTAAAATTTACTTATATTTATTCTACATTTATATATTTTGTATTTATATATTTTGTATTTATATTTTGTATTTATATTTTGTATTTATATTTTGTATTTATATTTTGTATTTATATTTTGTATTTATGTATTTTATAAGATTATAGTGAAAATAAAAAAAGCCTTATTCAATAATAGATAGGTATAATGGAATTTAAATATGTTGTAATAATGGTATTCTTATTTATTATACTAGCAGTTGTTGTTGATAAATATGTATTAAATGGCGGCGATAGCGGTGGCGGAAGTGGCGAAGTAGAAGGATTTGACGGAGGATATGGTGGTGGTGGATATGCCGATATTGATGCTGATGGATATGTAGAAAATAAAATTATTAATCTATATAATGAATTATTACAAAGACAACCAAGTGCCACGGAAATTCATAATGAATCGGTTGATATTGTTAGAAATGGTGTTCCTATTGATTCCATCCGTGAAAGAATAATTAATTCAGATGAATATGCAACAAACATGAAAATGCAAAGTAATTCATTAGTGCCTGAAATACATAAAATGGTAGCTGATCGTGCATTACTAGATCGTATTGCTGATATTTATAAAGAAGAGAGACAGGCTATAGTTCCACCGAAAGCCATATTACCATTAAAAGATTTATATAAATATTTTAACTATAATGAAGGGGCATTAAGAGCTTTATTACGTGACCCACAATATCCTACATTTGAAAATGATATTGTGACTACCCAAGCCTTAACACAGCCACAAGTTATACAATTATTCAATAATTATTTCACATATGATACCATTATCGCAACAGGTAACGTAATAAATAGTCAGAAAGTTCCTGTAACTGATTTATCACATAATTACGGAACCGCTGAAGCAATGGGTGTTTCTCTCAATCTTAATAATTATCGTTCAATAAATGATACGGATACCAATAGCACCGCTTTATTAAATCAAATAAACAACAATCCGAATCTTTTAAATCCAAATACAGCAGCGGCACCTCTTGGATCGGCTCCTATACAATTTTATGACACGAATGGTAATCTTATAAACCTAACACAGCTCAATGCACCGATTGTAACTGATGCTCGTGGTAATCCAGTTGGAACGGTATATGATGCAGGTGGTCATATTATAGCACCAAATGGTATAATACCAGGGACAACTGTTTATGATGGAAATGGTAATGCTATTAAAGTTGATAACAATGGTTTAGTTAAAGATTTAAAAGGAAACCCTCTTGGAACATTATATGACAACAATGGTAATGTTATATCTGCATCTACGCTCACTGTGAATACACAAGTATATGATGCATCTGGTAAAAAATTAACAGTTACCGCTGCTTCAACTACAGACAAGAATGGTAATCCTCTTGGTACTGTTTATGATGCAAATGGAAATATAGTACCGCCAAGTATGATAGTTGGCGGAATGACAGTATATGACGCTGATGGTAATCAATTAACTACATCCGCAAATTTAAATGAATTAACAAATGGTACTGCGGCAAATGGTAGTGGTTCATGTTCAAAAAAACTGGAATATAAAAGAGTGATGTTACCTACACATAATGGTGATGCTGTTTTAAGACCAGAAATGGCATGGTCGGTACCAAATTATACACCACCTGTATGTACAACTCTTGGACGCGAACCTTTAATACAACCAGTATTTTCTGCAACAAATTCTTCCCTTTTACTTGGAACACCATTAGCAGAAGCTAATAATACAGAAGTTGGTTCTATAATGCCTAAATTTACATATAAGGAGTATATAGATATACCCAGTTAATGATATAAGTTAATTTATGAATTATAGAGAATTTAATTTAATAAATACACTTCTCGTAGCTACACCTGGCACACGTTATCCTCCTTTATTTAGCCCCAGAGACGAAATTGCAGATCCTAAAAAATTAAAGACATTTATTGATTCAGATCGTATTGTTTGGAATGGTACATATACAGATAATCAAGGTGTAGAGTTTTTATATGCGAATGTGCAATGGATTAAAAACTACACAGATGACATATATTCGACAAATTTTTATATAATGACCAAACATGCTTCAATGTTTCAAAATATTAAAAATATTGATGGAAACAAAGAAAGTAATATTGATTGGACATTATGGTTAAGAATATGGGGTCGCTATTTATTCTTAATTACTACTCCTATATTTGAATATCAAGGTCAAAGATATATAAGTAAATATACTTATCCTGAATCACATATTAATATAGATACAACATATTATGGTATTAGAGTTGACCATGGTAGACACATTAACTTACACGATGATGAAATGACCGAAGTTAATACATTACTGCAAAATCGCTGTTATACTATTGGTAATGGATTCACTCTTATGTTAGCGATGTATCGCAATGGTATGGTACGTGAAATAGATATGATAAATGCTTTACAAGATAGTTATAGCAGAGATTACTATCAAGATGTGTATTATGAATGGGAGTCATTATATTATGGAGTCACAATACCCCATATTGCCGATTATCCTTGGTTTTACGGATCAGGTGGATTAAGTGTAAGAGTTTTTAGTATGTTACTACCCGAGAATAATAATATACAATGTATGATACAAATTAATAATACTATTATTGTACATACAATACAATCAGCTCTCTTTAAAAATTTCAATTTGTATATGTGGAAATGTAATGAAGAAGTTAATAAATGGGCAATAGGTTACTATAATCTTATGAACGATGCTCTACTTATTGCCGATATACCTGGATTTATTCAATGTATTCTTAAAAATAAAAGTACATGGAAATGGTGGAAAAATAATTATGTAGATTATTTGAATCGTTTAAGTAATAACTATAATGATATATTATTATATATATTTTACAGATATAGTGTTCATAAACGCGGACACCGTCGTTTACGGCAATTATATTTACAATTACTAGACATACATGATGCAAATTTTACATTAATTAAAGTATATTTACTAAAACATCTTTTAAAGAAAAGAATCAATTCTTTATTATTTAATACATATTTACATTATACTTTTATACCAATACCATGTACCTTTTATGTTGACATATTAGCATTATATAATACAAAATTAGAATTATTCAATAGATATCTTTATCTACCATTTGCGACGCCAATAAGATTACTCTTAGCTTTAGATACTAATTTACGTTGGGCTGATGTAAGCTTATATAAATTTGTTAAAATGGAACCTGTTATATCTGGTGTTATTAATAAAAAAATATTGTATAAATTATGTACAATATATCGTATGTTTGGTATAGGTATTAGTAGCAGTACATGTACTGATAGAAACTGTGAAAATACATTAAATATTAACAGCAAAACGGCTCATACAGTAGGTATTTTATTACTAGAATATTTAAAAAATAATAAGGAACATTTAGAATATTTATTATTTTAAGTTAAATTCCGAATACACCACCATATGCTACTGGTAAAGTGTCTTGGGAACCACCTGCAGCACAGCCACATGAACCACCCTTCATGCCTTTGCCTTTTCCATAAGCGCGACGACCACGGTGTCCGTGTTTCTTGCCACCAGATTGTGCATGTTCTGCGGCTCTTTCTGCTGGAACAACACGGTATATAGTGTATATTAATAAAAGTACAGCAAGAACTAAGGCAACAATTGAAATTACTCTTGAATATTTTTCAAAGAATGACTTAGGTGTAGCTTTTTCTTTATTTTTTTCATCTTCTTTCTTAGGCTTGGTGGTTGTTGTATCTTGTTCAGGTTGAGATTGGGATTGTGGTAGCGTTTGGGAAGGTACTTCTTGGTATGAACTGTCCATTATTTTGCGTCCTATTTATATATATCATTATAAATTAAAGGAGATTCAATTGAATTCAAATGGTATCTCAAATAACTGTTTATAGACATATTAAAAACGAAGTAATTAAATATACATTCGGTAAAGATAAAGAAATACCATTAATTATATTTCAAGACGACACAATTATAAAAGTACTTACAAAAATCGCTTTAGGTATTGCAGAATATGACACCAAAAAACCTATAGGAGATTTGAAAACTATACCTTATGCATGGTATAAAAACGATATATTACGTTTCCAAAGAATAAATGAAATTACTGCAAAACCAATAAATCCATGGGATGGTATAGACATTAAAAAAGATAAAAAAGAGAGTGTCAAATATACCGATAATAGACTCTTTCATTTATCTGAAATACATGTTGTATTCGCATCAGATATGCCAGGTACACCGAATGAAGTTTATTTTCCAAGTGCAAATATTGAATGGAAAATAAACGCAACTTATGCATCTGCAAAAAAAGAAAGCGATTTCTTATATGATATATGGCAGAAAAGTGGTAACAATCCAGAGAAACTTGGTAGCGATATAATTTACACTCGAATTAGGTATAATGGAAAAGTTACTAAATGGCGCGGAGCAGATGCATTATCATGTAGTCAATTATTTGATAAAATGCGCACGAACAATGATATACCTTTTATACAACTTGTAGAAGATCCAGTTAAAATTATGTATAAAGTCTATAAACAACACGAAATACAAACTCAAAAATTTGCTGAATGGACAACATATGATAATATACCAAAAGTAACAATTATAACAGTTATGTTTACTATATTTGCCAGAAGAAACATATTTGGTCGCATGACCATTGATAATGATGGTAATATATATATTGAATATAAACTAGATAGTAAAGAAAAAATAGATTGGGCTATATTACATGAGAATACTGAGAGAGTTGTTAAATGGCTGCTAAAATATGTAGCTAAAGTGCATATAAATATAGAATCAATATCATTAAAAAGCAATTTTACAAATGGACCGAATAGAAGAATAAAAGAACTGGCTAATTTACTGAGTAAATTACATGTGTTATATCATTTCCACAAATTACAAGGAAATTTCTTAGAAGTATCATTTAAACGATCTGCAAATTTTAAAAATAATGTAGATGTTGCTGATGTAATATTATCAGAGATGAGAAGAGGTATTCCTATTGTTGATATAATAAATAATCTTATAGAGCTTGGTATGCCAGAAAAAGATGCATTAGAATGGGTACAACAATATTCAGAAGATTTAGAAAATATACAATTACCTAAAAAGAAATTAACCTTAAAAGAAACTGGATGTATATTATTATTTTCGGAATCTACAACTGGATACACTGTTTTAATTGAAAATATAGCATCATTAGATGAAGTAAAAACAATACACAGATGGATACAAGGAACCTTGAATATTCCATCCAAAGAAGTTGTTGTAGTTCCTTCAAGAGCAAATGTAGCTACAAGCACGAGCACAGAAACGGCTTCTACATCTACTGTAACAGAAAGTACAGGAACCGAAATAAGTACTGGTACAGCAGAAACAGGTACGAGAAGTGCTAGTACGTCAAGTACAGATATATTTAAGGAAGACGTAGGTGAATTAAGTTTTGGTAGTAAAAGCTCCGGCGGGGTTTCTCCCTTCTCTGGCGGGGTTTCTCCCTTCTCTGGCGGGGTTTCTCCCTTCTCCGGCGGGGTTTCTCCCTTCTCCGGCGGGGTTTCTCCCTTCTCCGGCGGGGCACTTGGTAAGAAAAATAGAGGATACTTTTTGAAATTACTTCAACAGGCTGATCCAGCTATTTTCCGCGATCATAAGAATTATGCACGTGAATGTTTAGGTAATAATTTCAGACAACCCGTTCCTTTATCAGATGAAGAAAAAGCTAAAATTGATTCTTCAGAATATAAAGATGCATATGATAATTCTATAAAATATGGTAGTGATGATAAACATGTCTACAATTATATATGTCCACGTATATGGTGTCCTATATCTAAAATACCAATAACTGCAGAACAATTAGCACGTAATAATGGTAAATGCCCTGGACCTAATAATGAAGAACCAATGATATTACATGATTCTGAATACTGGGATAATAATAAAGATTTAAAACATAATATAGGATTTTTAGGCGAAGGTAAAAAGAAAACTGAAAAAGGTTTTTGTTTACCATGTTGCATGAAAAAAGAAACAAAACCTGAAACTCTTAGACAATGCTCAGTTACAGAAACAGCTTCAGAAGAAGAACCAGCGACGGCGGCATCTGCTGCAGCCGCAGCGGCACCAGCTTCTCCTGTAAAACGCAAAGCTGCCGCAAATAAAGATACAAACTACATTAAATCAACTGGTGCACCATTACCACCAGATAGATATGGTACTTTACCAAAAGATATGTTCTTATATTTATTTCCAGATGAATCATATGCAAATTGTGTAAATTCAATAAAAGCAAATGAATGTCTATTACGAAAAGGTATAAAACATGAAAATAATAGTTTTATGTATGCAGTAGCTTATATACTTGGTTTTAATAGTATAAAGAAATTTGTAAAGGATATTGTGGATAAACTTGATTTATTTACATTTATTTCGTGTGAAAATGGTTTATTATTAAAGACTTTTATGGATTCTCGGCAAATTATTATCAATCAAAATATAACTTTACATAAACAATGGAACAAATTTGTCAGTGATGATTATAAATCTCGTATAGACTATTCTGATGAACATAAATTAGCTCGTGAGCTGTCAATTTACAAAGCATATCTTAACTTTATTGATTATCTTAAAAGTAGTTCAGAAATAGCAAAAAATCCTATTCATCTTATAAATGTCTTAAATAAAACTCATAATACACAAATTGTTATATTTAAAAGAAATGGTAATGATTCGGCAATAGTTCAATGTCCTATGTATTCTAACTTATATGATTTATTATATACAACTGCATCAAAAGCACTTAAACTTGGTTTAATTATAGAGGAAAATAATTACTATGAACCTCTTGAACTTAAAAAAGTTGGGGCAAGTGGTGTAGCTACATTTGACATTAATAAATTTAAGCCACTTCGCGAATTGCTTAAGAAATGTCCAACCAAGGAACCTATTATTCCGTTTATAGAAACTATACGTAGCTTACTTGCTTGGTGCGATTATGATAAATTATTAGGCACATTAAATTCTCCAAGTTCATTTAAAATTGAAACCATAATACTTAGACCAGATATGAGAATATATGGTTTTATGACAAAAGCAAATATAACTATTACATTACCACATAATGGTTATCCTATTGATATATTACCAATATTACTAAAAATATTACCAATTAAAAAACTAATATATTTAGAAGATATTTATAATAAAAAGTATGAAATTGAAAACGTATATAAAATAGATTTAGATGCCTTTCAAAATAAGGTAAGAGACATTGGTTTAGGTCTACTGATTGGTGTACAAACAAATAGACCTACTTCTAATTTATTTAATAGTGTATATAAAATGCCAAATATTAATCCACATATTATCACAACTATACCAGTTACTGTGGCAACGAATGATATTTTAGATACACATGATACACTAGAAGGTCACTCTAAAAAATGGTATCAAATACAAAACATGTTAGGTAAGGAAATAATAAAACACTATGATTCTTTAGTAGCACCTTTATTATCGAAGACAAAAACGGAATATATTAATATACTTATGCGTACTTTTAAAAATATTCCACAGAAAAATATCGTTCAAATAACTCTTGAAGAGATGCCATTAAAAGATGGGAAAACCGCAGTTATTAAATGGTTTGATGCGCTCAATGATACAAAATCTGAATTATATATTAATAAAGTAGCTATAGATACAGGAAATGAATGGATATTTTCACAGACGGCTATAGATAATGCTATAGATCCTAATATTTTAAGTTATAAAAACAAGTATGACGTAAAAGACAAAATAGATACTAAAGGTAATGTAATAAGTGTGAATGCAGCGCCAAGAACATCCACTGCTGCAGTTTCATTACCTGATATGCTTACGGAAAGTAAAGTTAAAATAGAAAAATTACCAAGTAAATGGTATAGATTTAAAAATCTTAATTTTCAAAAATATAACATATATAATCTCAAGGAATATAAACAAAATTCAGTGCCCAATCTTATGAAATATATAGCTGACACTATTCATGCTTCTTTTGATTATAATGACATAATTAAAATACGTTTTACATTAATCGCTGCACTCTTAGATGATCGATCTAAATTACAAAAAATATTTGATGATCCCGGTATGTTACATATATGGAATAGAGAACTTAGTAAGAAATACAAAGATTTTGATCAATTATGGGAATTTGAATTTAAAAACAGTAATAAGGCAGCTAAGATAAATAAGTGGACAAATGTAGCTGCAAATCAAACTATATGGACAACTGATTTAGACTTTTATATATTATCACAATTACTTAATATAAATATATTAATTATTAAGAGATTAGAATATGGATTAGGTAAAGATGTAGCGAAGCGTAATGAACTTAATGATTTATATATATCAAGTTATTATTACCAAGGAGATTCTAAAGCATTAAAAATGCGTCCAACAATATTACTGTATAGACAAAAAATAAAAGTACAAAAATATTTGGAATTCTCCGCTATTGTAAATGAAGACAAAAATTATATCATTAATGGTGATAATATTCCAACTGATATACAATTACTTATTAACTATCATATAGAAAAACAGTGAGTGGATGGAACTGTTTAATTTGTATTTTTTTTGTGCAATATGTTTCTCTTAGCTAAAAACAATCGAGGTATAGGTATTGAATAATTATTATTTGTATTCATTAATATTGGTTGGTGTGGATGTTGGGTAGAAGGCTGCATAATTGGTCTTCTTGGACTATTAATTTTTAAGTATTTAATATCTGGAACAGACGTTCCACGTTTAGACATATTATTATATTTTTCTATTGGTGGAGGGCTAGATGAAAATGGGTTTTGTGCTTCTTTATTTATATCTTTATTTGTATCTTTATTTGTATCTTTATGATTATGCATTGGTGGATAACTAGAATTCATAATAGTATCATTTATATTTGAATATCTTCTTGGCGGTATAGATATGTTGTTGTTATTGTTATTATTGTTATTATTGTTATTATTGTTATTATTGTTAATATTATTATTGTTGTTATTATAATTATCATATGCACCTGTTAAAGATGTAAATGATCTTGATCTTCTTTTAGTAGTACTTAAAATTTCATTTGTATTTGTATTTATAAAATTTGATCTTAATGCTTCTTTAACTGTATATCTTAATAATACTTCTTTAGATAACATTTTTAATATAAATATTATGCAATTTTCAGATACTTTAATATTTGATGGAAAATATACAGATTTGAATAAGATATTATGTCTTATAGATTCTTTATCATTATCATAAAATGGTGAAATTCCATAAAGTAATTCATATGCGACACATCCCAATGCCCATATATCTACACTTTCATCATAACATGGACTATTTTTATTTATACAACGTATAATTTCTGGTGCCATAAATTCGAAAGTACCACGAATATTATTTGGATATGAATGTATCTTAGTATCAATAGCTAAACCGAAATCACACAATTTTACAGTATCATCTTCCATTACGAGAATATTTTCTGGTTTTATATCTCTATGAATAATGCCATTATCATGTAAATATTCCACAGCATATAAAAGTGGTATTATATATTTTTTAACTACAATATCCTCAGGAATTCTCTTATTTTCATATGTCGATATAACTGTTATAAGATCTCCTTTACTTGCATAATCTTGTACTATACATATTTTAGATTCATCTGTAAAATATGTTATTATATTCATAATGTTTGTATGATTTAATAAAGTGGCTATTTTTATTTCATTGATATAATTTATTAACATATCTAAATCATTATCAGTATAATATGTTTTAATAACATACTCTTTATTATTTTTATTATGACGGCATTTATATACTTCGCTTATTTCAGATTTGTATACGTATTTAAAATTTCCATAATATGATAATTTGTCCATAAATTTTCTACCTATTTACAAATAGGTCGCATAATAATATATTTATTACTTAAGATATCTTTAAGTAAATTTGCATTACTGTAAGGCAAATATAAGTACAAAAATAAATTTTATATAAAATATTATTTGAAATATTGTAATTTAGAGAATTAGTAAATTATACGAATGTTACATTTGCATCTGGTAATTTCTTCTTTTGTTTTTTCGTAACAGTAGGCATCTTGAATTTGAACGCAATATTATCAATAGCGCAACTTGGTTTTTCATCATAGAGTGTAGGTGCAGTTAAAGCTGGTGTAATAGTATCAAGTTTCTCTTTCTTTTTACTTGATTCTTTAAGCAGTTCCATATACATCTTCTCATCAATTAAAATTTCATGATCTCCTGTACCACATGGTGGTAATTGACCAAGCATAATATTCGCTGATACACCATTGATATTATCAAGTTCACTAAATATACTGGCATTAATAAGCATATCTGTTGTTTCTTCAAATGAACATTTGGCAAGTGGTCCAACGTCTCCACGATTAATGCCGTGGCGATCTATAGACATAAGTGTACCACGATTTGTCATGGTGTCTAGAAGTAAAGACATATGGCGATAGTTAATAGCACCTTCACCTACGACTTCCATGAATTCATAATAAAGAGCGCTACGTGCTGCTTCGATACCTAGAACTTGGTAAATTTCATAAATATCATTGCTCCGTGTACGTTGGGCATCAATATTTGGATTAGCTAGAATTTCTACAAGATTTGTACCATCTGTGTCAAGTATCCATTCATTTATTTTTTCGAATCTATCTTCTTCATAGTTATATTGTTTACGAGATTTATCACGCATAGATACCTTCTTAATTCCTTTTACACCTTTGAGCAATACATTGTGTGTAAGATTATATTCCATTGCTTTCAGTGCAGCAATGGCGTCGTCGAGATCAATATCTTTGAGTGCCTCTTTAGTAAGACGAATACGGAAGATAAGTTCAGATGCATTATCATCACTGAATACACAGTCAATACTTTGATTATACATTGTATTAATTCGTGTATAAATATCCAGCATGGTAATACCAATGCGATACATTTTGACTTTATTCAATTTCATACGTAATACCCATGGACTTTGACTGCGATTTCTTTGACATTCTACTGTCGAAAATACATGATAGAGTTCAAGTATTTGCTTATCTTCTTCTAGACCAGTTTCTACACCATTACCAGGTGGATCCCAGTAAATTTCTGTTAAATCTAGAATATCAGCTAAACAAGTTATCTCTATTTGTTTCATAATCTTCATACTACGAACTTTGCTTTCTTGGACACGAGTGTCTATAATTCTTCCATCTTCATTTTCCACTGGATTTGTTACAATTGAAATATCTGGTTTCATATAGATCACAAGCGTAGGAGTTTTGATATTTTTACTGACACTGAGAAGTTCCTTAAGACGTGGTACACCTGATGTAGCTTTTACCGCAGCAGCCGTACCAGAACTGTGGAACGAATCAAGTGTATTGTGAACTAACACACAAGTATCAACCATAAATGAATCATTGCCAGGAACAGTAAAATCATATACATACTCTTTCGGATCAGGTAAATATTCAATAGATACAATTTCATCATATACAGCATCTGCAACTGCTGCTTGTTTTAGTACTGCAATCGCATCTGTTATATCAAGATGTGGACCATCATTCATCTTTCGATGAGCATTTTCAAATGTATCAATATATTTAATTAATGCTTCACGTCCAACGCGATTTATACCAAGACGATTAAATTTAGCGAAAGTTCGGCTTTGTCCTGGTAATTTCAAACGTTTTCCTAAGAAATCGAGAACATTACCAAGTTCTGGAATCATATCAATATAATCTTGTTTAGTTGTAACTTTCTTAAGATATGAAATAATTTCATCAAGATTTTGTGATTTATGTGGTGTATGTAGACCTATCATTTCTTTGAAAAGTGAAGCATATTTCTTATTCACAGATACTTCCCACATACGAGAAGCTTTTTCACGATCACGATCTTGTTTTAATTTAGATGCAAATATACCTTGATATGCGAGAAGTACAATCATATCATCGATGAGCTGTTCATTTACTGATTCTGCACGAATGATTTGTTTTGTTGGACTTACATTTCCATCACCATCAAAGTATCCACTAATTATACCAGCGATGAATTCTTTATTAGAAGCAAAGACAAGTCCTCCTACTGATTTCGCATATGAACCATTTCCAAAGTTTTCACTTATCCATTTATTTAATGGATTGCTTGTTATAATAGTTGATTTACTTTCATATTGTTTATTTGGATCAAGAGTCATATATGTATATTTAGGATCAGGATATTCATTATTTATACGAACATGTACATTATGCCCATATTTTTCCGCAAATTTACTGATACGTTCTTCAAATATTGGTTCAACTTTGGAAATAGATACTGTGCCTCTACCAAGGCTTCCATCGGCAAGATATGCTCCACATATCCAGCCAAATTCATGGTCTAGAGCATATGTTTGTTTACCAATAATTACTTCGCGAATTGGATTTTCTACTTCTGGAATATAACGAGCTACTGGAATGCGATCACCAACAACTAGGCTTGAACCAAGTGCTGGTACAATTCCATTTTCTGCACGTTTTAAGAATGAATGGCTTAATGTAGCAGTTGTAGTCTTGCCACTCTTTGTTTTCACTTTCATTAAACCACCATTTGCTGGATGACGACTTACTTCAAGAATACGATTCCAAGAAGTCTTTTCATTGTTTGAAATACCAATGATTTCATAATTTTGTTCAGGATTCATACGTAATACACAACTATCATTACCAAGATCAATAACAGATTCTTTATTATCTTCAATGAGTTTGTCGATGAAATCACCAATTTTACCTGAAAATTTCAAGTGTGGAGAGTTTACACGGATCCTTACCATTCCTGGTACCGATTGTTGAGTGCCTAATTCTCCAATACTTTGGGCAGCGACAATACCCACCATTTCTCCTGCATGGGCAATTGATTGTACAAATGAACGCTCAATTTGTGATACTACATATTCAAATACACTTAGAGGCATATGATGTTCAAATATAAGAGTTTTTGGCGATAAATTTGATCTCAGAAGAATATGTAAGAATTTCATACCTTGATTATCATGCATGATTTTCAGTTTTCTTATCAGTTCATCAATCTTATCATAAACATATCCTGGAGTTAAATCCGTTGGTACTACTGCATTAATTTCTTTTTTCACGTCTGCTTTACGATTTACTATGTTCATGCGTTTGATTGCATTTCCTATAATACGGTCAAATGGAATAGGATATTGTATCTTATTTGTCTCATCACCTTTGAAAATATTGCGAATAAGATACATACGATCTTCAATAATATTTTCGAAATATTTCTTTGCTTTATCAATCCATGATGGATCTTTACGCATTTCTTCCATGGCTAGACCAGTTATGTGTAAATCTAATGGATCTTCAGGACGAATATTATAAGCATTGTCTATTTCGATATAGTTCATAGAAATATAAGGAATATATTGATTCTCAATCTTTGTACCATCAATACCATCCTCACCATACATGTATTGTACAATTGCACCAGTTGCATTGCGAACTGTTTGATCATAGTAGATTTTATTATCCTCCATCGCCTTTACCAGTCTGCGTTGAATATATCCTGTCTCACTGGTATCGGCTATACCCAGACACATTCTGGTAACGAAATTTAGTGTTGACGGAACGGTTACATCATACAGCTTTTGATTATTTTGTGGACTTATCATATAAATTTTATCTATTGTATCAAGAACAACATCATTTTGATAAGGATAGTTGCAATGTTCATATTCGCCATCTATATTCTTTAATCTTTCATTTTTATAGTCAGGGATTAAATCAATTTTATCACGGAAAAGTCTTGCCCATTGTGCACGAATCGAAATCACATGAGATGGAAGAATATTTTCAGTACCAAGATTATTTTTCTTTATTTGATTTACACTCATTTTAGCAAATATTCCAATACGAGTAAGTAGTAAATTGATTCCTTCAATTAAATTTTGTGATACTGATGACGCAGTTATTTCTTTATGAGTTCCAACACAACCATCACCTGAAAAATATCCAGATATAATACCGCGGACAAATTCTTCTGGTGCAATATATGCAATATCTGGTACATATTTTCCTTCACATGTATATCCTACTAATTTATGCATAAACATTGCCATATAGGTTGAATATCCAGTTACTGTTGTTATTTTACCTCTATCACGTTCATCAACTCTTTCTGCATGTTTCATTGAGAATTTTTCAAACCATTTCTTTACAAAGGATTTTACTTCTGGATTATCTTTAGTTATATGAACTTGTCCTGATTTAATCTCTGCATTTCCATCGGCTAAGAATAGACCAATGAATTGACCATTTTCGTAATTTAGTTCAAATTTCTCTGGCATAAGTGAATGTTGACGTGTTGCATGATACGGATAGATATATCCTTCTTTTAGATTTTCCAAATTACAACGACCAGATACAGCACGTTGTAAATTTGCTTTCTTAGGATATGGCAATGAAAATGTTTTACCATTGTTATTTTCCCACCATCCAGCAGGTATTTTAATACGACCTTGCATCGCTTCTTTCATCAATCTATCAGCTTTATGAAATTCTGTTCCATAAATATATTCATTTTTAGGGAAATATTCTGACATATCAATTTCAGTTACAATTACTGGTGGTTCAGGTAATTCCATCGTAACTGGTACAAACATACCAGGTTGTACTAATTTAGAATGCATTTTCTTGAATCTACGTGTTTTACTTTCCCAGATAAGTAGTGATTCTGAATCAGCAACTGTTACTTCACGACCACCAGTAGTTTTCACTTTATATAATTTCTCACTTGGGTCATGACGTGTTACCGCTGTGAGTTCTCCCCATGTTACAATACCTCTATCATCACATGTAGGTATATATACTTTTTTATTTAGTTCTTTATCAATATACAGAAGTTCTTGATTCGCTGTACCTGTATATTCAATATATTGTTTATTATTTTTATCATCTAAATAGCTATCAATCCATGTACCAATTTCAACAGTACGTGGTTTTCCATCTTCAATTATGAAAATTTGGGTGTCACCAGTTACGCTCTTAACTGCAGTATCAATAAGACCTTCACGACCTCCCATGGCATGGAAAAATACTTCTTGTGGGGATAAACCACTAATAAATGAATTCTCTACAAATCCACGTGCATCAGGACCGTCATCATATTTTGTAAAATGTGGCAAAGTCCTGTCTGTATAACCATAGGCTACACGTTTACCATCCACATTTTGTTGTCCCACACAGGCAATAATTTGAGCAACATTAGTTTCTTTACCTTTTGAACCAGATTTAACCATGTTAATCATGCGATTCGTACGTTCATCAATATATTCCAAACCGATTTTACCTACCTTGCTCGTAAGTTCATTCAGTACATTAAGAATTTCACGTTCAAAGAAATCTTCATTACTGAAAATACTCTTATTCTCCATATTACCTTTGAGTACCTCTTGCACTTTAAGATATGCCTTTCCCTTGTACTCTGAAATAGTCTCTTTGAGCTTAATATTCGTATTTTTATCTGTTACCAGATCACTAATACCTACACTGAATCCCGCCGTAGTGAGCCAACGGCATATAAGACGTTGTGTATTATCAAGTAGACGACGTACTTCAAATGGACTATAATCATGAAATATTACATTAATTAGACCTCGGCTAAGTGCATGAAATACTGTTTTATCAATACATCCTTTACCAATAACTTCACTATTATAAATTTGGAATTTGTCACCAGCTTTATTCTTCATCTCAATAAAAAGATGTGGAGGAAGAATTTCAGAATATGCCTGTTTTCCTGTGAAATATCCCATATCTTTGTCACCAGGAGCTGGAAGTTGACCACTGAAATAACTATTTACCATTTGTAAATTTGCCATTGTTTTATCATGAATACGTGTCCAGTCTTTTGTCAGGCGAAAAGATCCCAACATACTGTCTTGTACAACTTCAATAATTGGTTTACCATCGCGTGATGCGACAATCATATAAGGAACTGCTGCCAGATCCATTAATTCACTCATCGTTTGAACATTTTGTGAAGCAAATAAATTCATCTCATCTCCGTCGAAATCAGCGTTAAACGCATTTGTAACTAACACGGGAAGTCGGAATGTTTGATATGGCATGATTTTTACACGATGACACATCATACTCATCTTGTGAAGAGACGGTTGGCGATTGAAAAGAACATAATCACCATCACGTAAATGTCTGTCCACAATATCTCCATATTTCAAATCAGCTGCTATCTTTTCCCGATCAGCATATTTTAGAGTGACAGTAATACCATCACTGAGTAGTCTTACATATTTTGCACCTGGCCATACATCTGAACCGGCAATAATGAGACCTTTCAATTCATCAATGTTGTATTTATTTACAATTTCTGGAAATGTTATATTCATTGCAATACGATATGGTACACCAAGATCATCAAGACTAATATATGGATCTGGTGTAATTACAGAACGTGCCGATTGGTCTACACGCTTTCCATTCAGATTACCACGAATACGTCCTTCTTTCTTTTTCAGGCGATCCGCGACAGATTTGAGTTTCCTGCCATTACGTTGTTGTGCTACTGGTAGTCCTGGAATAGTGTTATCCATGAATGTAGCTATATGGTATTGAATTAGATTCACAAGTACGCGCAATTGTTCATCTGTACCCTTACCACTATCAATACGCGCTTGAAGTTGATTATTATATTTGATAATATCGCTGAGTTTGTGTGTTAAATCATCCTCGCGACGCTGACCATTATCTTCAATAATACTTGGACGAACTGCTGGAGGTGGCACCGGAAGTACTGTGCAAATCATCCATTCAGGTTTATTCCAGCGAGTATGAAAACCCATGAGTTCAATATCTTCATCTGTAATGCGTTGAAAGATGCGCAGAATTTCACTGGGGGTCATTTCTTTCGTCACAGTTTCCTCTGCGTTTTTCCATTCAGCAATAATTTTCATAGGTGATTCTTTCAAATAGCGAGATGGTTGTTTTGCCCGACATCCACTATCAATGTCATTTTCATTTTCAACACAATCATCACCACAACGTTTATTGATTTTTGCATTTGAGCAAAGAAGCACAAAGGCATCCCAGCGCTTCTTTGGATTTTTAATATTTTTAATCCTCATAATCTCATTCTTATATACTGTTGAGGACCGCATAGATACAAATGGACGTGAACATCTGAAACATATGCATTTTAGTAATTTACGAATCATGTCAAAGAACATAGGATGATATACAGGCATGGCAAGTTTAATGTGACCAAAGTGTCCTGGGCAGAACAGGTTTTTCTGCTCACATGTACTGCAGTTTCTGTTGTGTTCAAGAACACCCATACGAGGGTCGAATAAACCGCCAATAACCGGTTCATTTCCTGAATATGTATCAGTCTTTGTAACTTCTACAACCGATCTCTGTACAATCTCTTCAGCGCCCAATACACTGAATTGGACACGCTTTACTACATCGATTCGTTGGTTATAAGATAATTGTTTATATATAGACATAACCAATATATCCTCTCTTCTTTACACGTAGATTATATAATTATATTGTTCTTTATATACCTTTATTATCATATAAGTGTAATTAATGTACAATTTTATTAAAGCAATATAATAAATGTGTTCATGAAAATCATTTTTTTAGCACTTAAAAAAATGAATCTTACACTATTATAAGTGCATTATTAATTACAGAATGGGCAAGACAGATAATAAAAGTGACGCGAAGAATACGAAGCATTCTATGAAATTAAGATCACATATAAGCAAAATAGATAAGAAAACAACTAAAAAACAGGGCGGAGGCAATGGAGATGGAGGTGATAGCGATAATGATAAAGAAAGCCAACATGATCACGAACACCTTGAACTTCAAGAGGAGTATTATGAAGAAGAATGGATGGACGACGGCGAAGACGAAGATGATGACGGCGATGACGAAGACGAAGATGATGACGGCGAAGACGAAGGCGAAGACGAAGACGGCGAAGACGAAGACGGCGAAGACGAAGACGATGAAGAAGAAGACGATGATGACGGCGAATATCACCCAGCTAATAACCAACCTGTAGTATTAGTTATTACAAGTGGGGCAGCAAGAGGTGCCGCAAGTGGAGCTGGAGCTGCAGCAATGATAGCTGCAAATAAAAAAGCCATGAAACGAAAACACAAGGCGACATGTGAATGTGAAGATGATGAAATCGCTGACTCATTTAGTCCAGCTGAACAAAAATATTGGGATAATCTCAATGAAATAGAAAGAGATCGTATTTATGCAGAAATTAAGAGAGTAAAAGACAGTAATACTAGTGGTATTATTCCTATGAAATTTAAACTTCTTGATACTGACATGGACATGGCTACAAAAAATCTTTTACTAGCTAAAATTGAACAATTTAACAACATGAATGAAGGTTCGGGTGAATATTTCAAATTACGTAATTGGTTAGAAGGAGTATCACGCATACCATTTGGTAAAATAAATCCACTCCCTATCAATTCGAATGATTCACTCGAGAAATGCAGTCAATTTTTAATTGATACTCGTAAAAGACTCGACGACACTGTATTTGGTCATTTTGAAGCTAAAGATCAAATTATGCGTATTATGGCACAATGGATATCAAATCCGCAATCACAAGGACACTGCATTGGTATACATGGTAGTGCAGGTATAGGAAAAACAACCATGGTAAAAGACGGCATCTGCAAAGCTTTGAATTTACCATTCGGCTTTATAGCACTTGGTGGTGCAACAGACGGATCATTCTTAGACGGTCATAGCTTTACTTATGAAGGTTCAATGTATGGTAAAATTGCCGAAGTACTCATGAAATGTCAATGTATGAATCCTGTACTATTCTTTGATGAACTTGATAAAGTATCTACTACACATCGTGGAGACGAAATCATAGGCATTTTAACACATCTTACAGATAGTAGTCAAAATGAAAAATATAATGATAGATATTTTGGCGAAATCGATCTAGATTTATCTAAGTCGCTAATTATATTCAGTTATAATGATGAATCACGTATTAATCCAATTCTAAAAGATCGCATGATTACGATACACGTAAAAGGATATAATACTCCAGAAAAACTCACTATCGCCAAAGATTATTTATTACCTCAAATATTAAAAGAGTTTAATATTAAAAATACTGATATAATATTTGATGATAAAATTATAAACATGATTATATCTCGTGTAAAAGAAGAAGAGGGTGTACGTAATTTGAAACGTGGCATTTATAGTATTATCAGCTGGGTAAATATGCTAAGATATACAGAACCAGATAAAGTAAGCTTCCCATTTACTGTATTAGATGATCATGTGCACAAATGTATAAAAAATAGTAATGATTTGAGTAGTAATATATCTGTCAATATGATGTATATTTAAATATTGCGTGTAACGAGTGTTGTATGTTTTGTGTTGTGTGTTATGTATAATGTTATGTATAATGTTATGTATAATCTTTTGTGTTTATAAATTAACGTTAATTTATGTAATTGTGTTATAAGTGTATTGTATTGTGTTGTATTGTATTTTTTCTATTATATTTTCTCTAATATAAAGTAATACGGTAATATATTATGAAAAAAATTATTATAGCTATATTGTTATTGATTACACTTTATTATTTCTATAAATTTTTGAAAAAGGAACGTGAAAATTTTATAAATTACGATTTATCATATGCGACTAATGCGACAAATCTTAAAGAATGTAAAGTTATATTTTTAACTGAAAACGAAACAAAACAATTTATTTTACAAGATTCTGATACATATATTTATAATTTATCTCAATGGGATCTTATTGCTCGTAAAGCTGCATCTAATGATGAATATAGAACTGCTGCAGCAGCAAGTGCTATTAATTTCAGTGATAGTCAAAAAGAAAGATTTAGACGTGCTGCAGCTCTTGCTGATGCCTTTTTCCGTAGATTAGATTTAAATACAAATGCAAATACTAGTATATCATCTATAGATGGTAATAAGATTGCCGAAATACCATGGATTTTCGCACAAACACGTGGGCAAAAATATGAAGATGGTCTACCACATACACGAAGCAATGTTATATTTATTTCTAGCATTATTAACGAAACAGAAGATCATTTAGTTAAAACATTCATACACGAAAAGATACACGTATATGAACGTATGTATCCAGAAGATATGAATGTATATTTACAAAATAATGGTTTTATACGTTCAAAGAGACGTTATGGTATACCAAGAATTCGTGCGAATCCTGATCTAGACACATGGGTATATTTTAACGAAATTACACAAAAAGACATGTTAGCACTTTATTCATGTGATGAACCACATAACATTACAGATGTTATATTAAATGATCCTGCTTATGAACATCCATATGAATTATTAGCTTATAAAATTGCTGGAATGTATAATACCTAATATCTATAAACAAATACGTGAATGCGAAAATGATATAAAAATTAATGTAAAAAGAATATACAGAATGACCGAATCAATTATTCTGATTACTACAGATGATATAGATTATGTATTAGCTAATTCACCTGAAAACATTACATCAGATGATGCTCGTAAAGCATTAGAAGACACTGAAAATAATAGAGTAGAGGCAATTGCTCTTATATGGAAAATAGAAAAACCTGCCGAAAAACCTAAAACAAAATATGATGAAATGCGTGAAATATGTGATGCATATGAAGTTGAAATGGATAAATTTATGAAACAAGGTAGGATGAATAATGCAGCTACAGCTGCTATACAAAATGGTACTTTAGAAATTGTAAATGAATAATATAGAGGTGATTTTTGTTTTAATTGTAATTCTTTTTTATATTTTTTATTATTATAGTTGTTATTATTTTTATTTAAGGACTTACCCAGTTAATTACGCACTACATAAATAATAAGAGAATGACAACACAAAGTCAAAATGTTGAAAATATTCTTGAAATCAAAACAGTACAAGCTTCTACTTTTAAACAAGTCATAGATGCTCTCAAAGAAATTCTTATGGATATTAATCTTGAATTTGACGAGACTGGCATGAAAGTTGTTGCACTTGATAACACTCATGTCGTTTTAGTCCATCTTAAATTAGAAGCGGATAGATTTGAGAAATACCACTGTGAAAAAAGACTATACGTAGGTATTAATATGTTAAAATTACATCTTCTTATTAAGACTATAAGTAATAATGATGTATTAACTATATTTGTAGAAAATAATGATCCAAACCATTTAGGTATTCAAATAGAAAACCCTGATAAAAACATGAAGACCATATACAAACTTTCCATGTTAGATATTAATGTTCTGAATATCAATATTCCCCCGGCGGATTTCCAAACGGTTATCACTATGCCATCTGTTGATTTCCAAAAGATTATTCGTGATATGCACAATCTTGCCGATTTTATTGAAATCCGCAATGTCGGCAATCAACTTACTTTTAGTTGCAAGGGAGATTTCTGCAGTCAAGATACGGTACTTGGTACGGAAAAAAACAACACAATATCAATTACAAAAAATGCCGAAAACGAACATGAAATTATACAAGGTCTCTTTAGTCTGAAATATTTAAGCACATTTACAAAATGTACAAATTTAAGTAATGTTGTTGAAATATATATTAAAAATACATATCCACTTATATTATGTTATCAAGTAGCTAATTTAGGTATGATTAAACTCTGCTTAGCACAAAGTGAAACACCTGTTTAGATTAGGTTGATTTGTATTGAATTACTTAATAATTTCACGGAAATGATGCTTAATATCGTCTTCTAGATTCCATACTTTTGATTCATTAAGTAGTCTATTGATTCGTGCATCACAAATGTGCTTTTTCATTTCAAGTACTACATTTGTTTGCTTAATAAGCAGTGGACGCTCTGATATCCAGAAATCAATCCATTTAATCAAAACATTAAATAGCCTTTCGCGATCTAGATATTCATCATCACCTATTTCATCATCGGTTGATGGAAACGTTCTGCCAAATTTTTCTAGAAGTTGTTCCTCAATTCGATTAAAAAGCTCAACCTTTTGCTTATCAACTGCAAGGACATTCATTTTTCAACTTATACACTTTAAGCATAAGCTCATTTTCAATTTTTATAAATTTTCTTTTTATTTTCTATTTATTTCAATTTACATCACTTTACACTAGTTTTAGTTTACTCAATAAAATAAGTTCACCATTATATTGTACACATTTTTTGCCTCTTTTATTTAATTGTACCTTTCGTGTCATTTTCTTTCTATTTTTTATAAATGATACTTTTTCTGTACGACGGCGACCACCTTCTTGACCACTAAAAGCTTTTTGTAATTTTTCTTGTAATAACTTAAACACTAACATAGGAACTTTATCTTTTAATTTTTCTTCCGATGATAAATTACTATAATCTATAAACTGTTTTAGACGTTTCCATTTAACAATCATAGTTTTATCTGCAATATTACTTCTACCATTTTCATCTATTTCTAAACCATAAAAATCTATAGAAAAATACGATTTACTTTCTTTATTTATAAAATTATCAAAATTATCATTATCTAATTTAATAACATTCTCATCTTGTACATTATCTATTTTTCTTTCATCTATAGCTGGTACACCTTCAGTATAAACTCTATACATATAAGAAAGCGCCCATGCATCATGCATACGAACGCAAAATTCCTCATCTGTTGCATCAGGTTTGTCTAAACCAATTAATATTTCAAATATATCATCTGCTAAAGATTCTTTATTCGCAATAACATGTTCATGAATATATGCAGAATCTTGTATATTTGCGAATAATTGTATTGATTTCATTTCACTTTCGCTAGGAGTATTGGACAATATTTGTAAGATTATATTCTTATATTTATCAGTTAATGAATTTAAATAATCCATCATAGTTTGATAAGCAGTTTTATTTACTTGATTTTCCACTTGATTTTCCATTTAATTTATTATAATATATTATTAATTTACAATATAGTTAAAAGTAAAAGGATATAAAGATTATATTTATGAATATTTAGGGGGTTCAGTCCTCCGGAATACTCGCAATAGCTCAATTGGTAGTAGCGACAGCCTGTAGTTGTTATAACAAATAGCTGTCGGTTATCGGTTCAAGTCCGGTTTGCGAGAAATTTTATTTTTCAATTTATTATAATTCTATAATAAAATTTGATTTATAACTATTACATTTTTCGCGAAATTTTATATATCTTTCAAAAAATTTGATTTTTGTTTAGGATTCTTGTAATAGTAATAGCAATAGCAATAGCAATTGCAAAAACAGAAATGGGATATACAAAGTTTTTTATTGAAGATTTTGAATTTCGCAAGGAACTTAAAAATAATTCAAATACATTTGAAGGATGGATAACCATTAATTATAAATTGATTTACAGTTTATTTTCTCTCTTTCGTGAGAAAGATAACAGAAATGTCAAATATCTTGAAAATAAATATAAAGTTCAATTAGAATTTATACATAATTCTATTAAAATTATAAATACTGATCGTGGTTGTTACTATAAAGCAATTAATGAAACTATCGATGAAATAATTGATATTTTTGAAGGAGATATGAATTATCTTAAATCTAGAAATAGATTGCCACCTATAAATATTCATAAAAAAAATACACCTTCACCTTCCACTACTACTGACATGCATAAAGCTAAAGATGTGACCATAACCCCACGCGAACAAAATCCTGTTGTTTTTTCTTCTTCCCAGTATGAAGAGGGTGAAATTATAAACCCGGTTCCATTTTCATCTGACTATGAAGAACAAGAAAAACTGAAGCAAATTTTGCTGCAACAGACACAGCTAGTGCCGCCACCACAGCAACCACCGCAGCTGCCGCCACCACAGCAACCACCGCAGCACAATGAACAAATATTTCCAGGTTTAATTATAGTTATTACTAAACCTACTCCTAAAATTCTAGCAGAACTCTTTCAAAATAACATTAATTACTCTCTTATTCCTGAAATATTTTTACATCCTTCTTGTCTAAATACTGAGCAACCACAACAACCCTTACCACTTCCTCAGTAAATAATTTAGCTATATGTAATGTATTGAATGAAATGTAATGAAGTGTAATGCAGTTTAATGTTTCTAATGTAAATACAAATTTTTGTATTTTATTTGTATTTGTATTATAATTTTATCTATAAACTACATACAGCATAAGTACAAAGAAGATAGCTGAATGTACAAAGCTGCCTTTTACTGTTATAAATCCATTTTCCCCTATTATTTGGTGCTGATTATTTGTTACTAAATAATATAAATGATTCATTACACGATATGTAGCTGAATATGATAGAATAAAGAAAAGTATAGTAGATAATATAGCAATGCGAAAGAAACGTCCGACTTGACGGTCTACAATTTGTGCGGCTTGAGCTGTTTTATTTATACTTTGAGCAATCGCAGGTGATGGCATGAGTCCTGATCCTGATATAGGGGGAAGCATCATGTTATTCGGCATATACTGTTGTAATTGTATTTGATCATTTTGTTGATACATTGGTATTATCTAAGAGTAATTAATAATATATTTTATTAGGTTTTGTTAAATTTATACCATTAAAATCACAAGCAGCAGCTATTGTATATGCACCAAAATTATTCCATATTAACCAATCATTTACCTCTAACCTCGGCAGTTTAATATTCGCCGCTATTATATCACCACCATCACATGTATTTCCATAAATTGTTGTAGCTACTTCTACATCTACTTCTACTTCTTTATTATTTGTAAGTTTAGTTGTTAGTTTAGATGTAATTTTACTAGATATATATTTTGGTATAGGAACTTTAATATGATCGTAACTTATACAATTAAAAGTACCATATGTACTGTCATTAATATAATAATCACGCATTCCGCGTCTTTCCCGAACTCCTATAATTTTTGCAAAAAATGTAGCTACATTCTCAGCGAAATATCTGCCTGGTTCGGCGATAAATTTAAATTCCGCGTTGTCGCCAAAATATTTGCCAATTGCTGCATTTATAGCTCGACTCATTTTTAATATATTATTACGGCTAAATCCACCGCCTATATCTATAAAATTCATATAATAACCATATGTCTTACCTAAATCATATAATTTACGTGCCTTCGCCAATGCATCAGTAAAAGCATTAGGATTCATTGCACCAGAACCAACATGAAAACTTATCCCGACCACTTTCATACCAAGTTCTTTTGATTTTTCTAATAATCCATCCCATTCTTCCTCAAAACATCCATATTTATTACTTAATATACACTGTGCAGACTCATCAGTCGCATATATTCTCATTACTAATTCTGTATCTGGTGCATATTTAGCTATTTTTTCTATTTCTGCTAAACTGTCAAATGTAGTAATATTAATATTATTTGCAGCGGCATATTTAATATCACTTCCAGTCTTGCAAGGATTTGCATAAATTATATTTGCGGCATCTATACCTAGAGATAAAACTGTTTCTATTTCTACTGGTGATGCACAGTCAAAATTGGTACCAAGTGATGCTAATCTTTTTATAATTTCTATATCTGGATTACATTTAACAGCATAAAATGGTTTTATTTTAGGTAAGAGTTTTGTCCATAACTTGTAAGATTTAACAAGAGAATTAAGATCATATATATAGAGACTGTTATCGGATTTTAGGTAATTTTGCAGAGTTTGTTGGATAGATGGTTTCGCGGTTACAGTTCTACTATGAGAAGTATTGGTATTGTTGTTAGCAGTGGTAACGGTGGTAACGGTTTGAAATTGAGGTTGACATATACTATCGGTCGCAATAAATGCGGCCAGTGTGGTCGAGTTAGATAAAAGTAATGAAGAAAAATATATTCTCGTAAAACTATTCACTTAAACTATTCACTTAAATTATTCACCAAAAGTATATAAAGTTATATAATCTAATTGTATAATTATCAATGAATACTACTCCTCCTACATATAATTCAATAGTTACAAATAATTATGTTGAATATCATAATAAACTTACTCAAATGAATAGAATAATTACCATAGCTGAAGCGGAAAATAAAATTCTTCTTGATGCTTATAAAGATGAAGATATAGTACTCATCGATCCAATAGATATTACTACATATCCTCTCGATAAACCATTATTTACAAGTTATAGTTTTCTGAAAATTCCAGTGTGTCCGCAAATTAATATTGAAGCTCTCCATAAATGTAAAGAGAAAATTCATAAAAAATATGCAAAATATCGTTTCGCCAAAGTAGCTACATTTTTACGTCAAGAATTATTTCCCACAGCGTAAATCATGTAGCGTCGTTTTATAAGTAATTGCTTGTTGATCATTTACACCAAGGTAAAGTTCTACATTATTTTTATCAGGATGCAGTGCAAAACCACTGCAATACTCTATTCCCCAATTAGCTATCCAGAAAGGACTGGATAAGAATGTTACTGTACCTGTCTTCACATCAAATTCCATATATAAATGAAGATATGATAGACGTGTTACTAATGTAGTTTGATCATTAAAGATTATATCATGTATAATGCATCCATATGTATTACCATGGATATGTACAGCAGCGGTTGAGCCACGAAGACCTTCTATACTTATACCTTCGCCACATTTAAGCGGCATCGCCAATGTAGCTACAAATTTGCTGAATTTTTTACTGCTTTCCTCATATTCTTCTGTAATTTCATAAATAGCCTTTTTATATATATCTAACATATATAGTTTATCTTCATAGACATACAGTGACATATTCTTTACTGGTAAACTTCCTATGTCTACACTCGAAATACGCTCTATTTTACTATTACTATTATCAAAATAACCAATAACTAAAGCACTTGTCATATCATCAGTGCAATGTGTGCAAGTACCAGCGAACCAGAGTTTATGTTTATACCAGGTTATACGTAAGTCTTCAATACCTTTAAATAAATTGACGTTCTTTTTCAGATCTTTCCATGGACTGTCAATAAAATGGGTAGTTTTCTTTACTAAATCATGAAGGATACAGGAATTATGTTCATCTGTTTGATTATGTTTAATGGTACGTAAATAAAGTATAGGATGTGCAATACTTGGATTGAGTACAACAGTATTTTGCGGAAGACTTTTTTGATCTATTATACTTCCAGCGGCACCTGGCAAGTGTCTAAAGGATAAATTTAAAGATGGCATTTTACTTTTTCAAATGTAGCTACTTTTCTAACAGTGAAAATCCTTATATTTGTTTTATTAGTTTTTGTATGTTTTACTGTAAAATTTGTAGCTACAAATAAAATATAAAAATGTAGAAATTTTGATTGTATATTTAGAAAATTTGATTTTTACAGTGTCGGTCTAGTCAGTTATAAAACACCAACATGGCGTCTTATCCTCCGTCTCCCCATGACTTCAATGAGATTCTAAACATGATGATGCATACTATGCAATTGGAGAAAAAGTACAAATCATCGAAAAATGATAAGGAGCGTAAGAAAATTGTTGCTGAGCTTAAACATTGGGTTACAAATGTAACTGATCCTGCTATGAAAGCTAATATGGATCATTATCATAAGTACAAATCTGTTATGCCCAAAGAGAAGGCAGCATTTCTGCCTATTCTTGAGAAGAAGATGACAGATGCTAAGGAGGCTGTTGATAAATTGGCAGACAAGTACAAGTAAGTGACTATAAAGCACAAATATAACACACAACACTAACAAAAAGTAAACAAAATCATAAGTTACTTTTTGTTAGTGTTGTGTGTTTTATTTGTTATTTATTATAGTTAGTTTATACTATTACATTAAACTATAAACTAGAATATAATTTACCTAACGGTGTAAGAGGTGGTAATGAAGTCGGGAAATGTTCATATGAGTTAAATAAAGCAGATTGACCCATATAGTCAGGATTTGTTGCTGATATTATTGAACTACTTGAATCTGTAGGACATCCTGCAGGTACTGGGCAATATTGATTTACAGTATTTGGTATTGAGGTCGGCAGTGGCATTATATATGAACTTGGTACAAGTAAGAAACGTTCTTTCCATGTGAATCTTTCTATAACAGTTGATGGTTGGTTATTCATCCATTGAGCTGTTTGTTGCATAAATAGAGCAGTCTGATTTGTTGGTGTTGTATATGGTGTTGTGGAAGTACCTGCAGTGGCGTCTGTAGGATATGACCAATCTATAGGTGCTGTAGTTGCTGTATGTATAGTTGTGCATGGTGCTGGACCAGTGCATGTGGCACCCCAATCTGCACATGAGTACTCTGTGACCCATATTGGTAAATTGTATTTTTCATTTACAGCTGTTAAATAATTTGTAAATGCTGTAACATTTGGTTTACCATATGAATGTATGCATATAAAATCTGGGAAAGGACCACGATTCGTATATTTAGATGGCGTGGATTTATAATCTGAAGCAACTTGTATAAGGAAATTATCTAACCAAATAAGTGGATTAAGATCTACGTAATTTGGTGTAGTTGGATCATTACTAATATTTACAGTATATGTACCAGGTGTTGGACCAGCTGGGAAATTTTGTAATTGCGCTGCTATTGGTTGTGGCATGTTATTTTGATTTGCACTACCTTTTGTTCCTGGCTGAGCCGTCGTCGCTGTAACTGTGTCTCCATACATAACTGGACTACCGATTCTAGGTGGTGTCGTGTATGTAGAAACAGTAGCATTTATAATATTTGGCCAAAAAGATACTGCATCACCTACCAACATATTACCTTGAGCTGATTGATTAATACCATCTGGTTCATTATATGTTAAAATAATATTATCGGTTGTAGATTGTGTTAATTTTGTAAGATCTGCTACAACTTGTGCCGCTCCTGTAGCAGTACCAGCACTCGATATTTTTGTAATATTCCATATCATTGGAGTAAATTTAATTCCTGGTGGTTGACCAATAAGTGCTGGAGGTGTCGCTCCCCAAGTATAATACCATATAGCATTTAAAGCTGATATTTTTACACCAGCAGTAGGATCACCTGTACCCGCTACAAATCCTTTCTTACTTTTTGATGCAGTTGGCGCTGTTGACGTAGCAGGTGTAGCAACTGGATTTGCAGTTATAGCTGTTAAACTAGAAGACTCATCTTGTACACTTGCTGTTGTTGGTGCAATTTCTGCTGGATCTACACTAGCTAAAACAGCTCTGCGTGAAGCCATTAAAATTGACGGCGGTATGGCAGAAACAGATACTGCAACATTTGTTATTACTGGAGCAGTCACACCTCCACCAGTACTACCTGCACTAGTTGCTAGTGTTGCATAAAGTGGTGCAAAAGTTGTATTCGGATCTTGTAAAGCTGCAATTAATGTATTATATGAATTGAGTATTGATGGGTTGTTACCAGTTAATGTATTCGTACATAGATAAACAGTTGTAGTAGCAATGATACTACCAGAACTTAAAGTTGTGTTTACACCTGTAGCCACATTTACACCTGCAACTCCGGATATAATAGAGTTATATTGATTCGAGAAATTTGCCTGATTAATATTTGCAAAATTTCCTGAAGCGAATGTAGCTACAAAATTTACATTCGTACTTGATTGAGGACCTATACCTGATGTATATGTTACGACAGGTGTGCTCCCATTGCCGCCTATTAATTGAATAAAGGTATTGGCGGGATTTTGTAAGGCATTATAAAGATTGGTAAAATCTGATACTTGTAATACATTGCTATCTGTTACAGTTGTTGTTAATATTATACCTGAATTTGTACCAGTATTTGCTATAGGAGCAGTTGTAACTACTTGGGAAACTGGTACATTTGTTATTTTGGCAATTATATTGTTATAATTCGTAATAAAAGTTGGATCTAGATTTGAAAGAGTTATTGATGGGAATGTAACATTAAATACAGCTGTGAGTGTTGATGTAGAAGCTGGTGGCGTTGGCGATGTAGACGTAGACGGTGTAGACGTTGGCGCAGATGTGTTACTGGTTGTTGTATTGTAGCTATAGTTATTTAAATTTCTATTACTTACATTATAAGAAGATTGTACTGGTAAATATTGAGCATTCGTCATATTAATTGCGGTAATATTTGGTAGTGTAGAAGGTGGTGCTACGACTGATGTTATAGTTGAAGTTGACGATGTGCTAGATCTTGATACACCTGATTTATTTTTATAGTATAAATATACTGATACACCAACGATTAATAATACTACTATTATTATTACTATAACGAGTATTGTTATACCATTTTTATTTTCATTACTACTTTCGTTAATAATAATGGGATTTGCAACTTTATCCATACCTTACCTATATTACATAGATTATACAAAATTAAAAATAAAAATCTAAAAATAACACTTAATATCTAAGAGCAAAAATCACATTGGCAATTATTACCATGTCTCGTATTTGAACAGCCTATTTCATCATATTGATTGTCTATTCCGCAATAATTATAATTATCTGTAATATTCATTCTTGGTTTATACTTATCATCATAGTCATCATATTTAGATGATCTATATCTATAATCTAATGCAGGGATATCTGTATTATCAGTGTAATCAGTTGCAGTACTTGTATATGAGCTTCGTGGAGCATTTGTTATATTTTGTTGATCTGATTGGGGAGGTGTAGGCGGCGGTTGCGGCGCAGACGCATATGTGACTGGTACAGTTTGTATAGAACCTTCTTGTATGGGAATGAAAGGGCTATAATTATTGTTATTTATATTTGTATATATTGGGTCACTTTGTGGCGCGTTTTGTTGTGTTATCTGTGATGCAACTTGATTAAGTGTTTGCGAATTTTGCGAAATTTGTGCGCTTGATGTAATTGGCGCAGGTGTGAAACTTCCTACACCTGGTGTGAGAGGCACAGCTACATAATTTGGATCATTTTTATAAGAGTTTGTAACTGGATCTATAATAGCTCCATTTATTTCTGCACCACTATCAATTGTTATTGGTGGAATACTATAGTAACTTGTATATATTTTATATATTAAAAACGCACATACACCGATTAATAATAAACAACATAATACCACGAATACGATAAGCCAATTTATTTCTTCGGCTTCTGTTATAAATTCTGTATTTTCAATAGAACGTAATATAGGTTGTATTTCTTCTACTTTTGGTGGTTGTAATACTATCTTTCTATGTGTTGTAGTTCTAGTCGTAGTTGTCTTTGTAGTTGTATTAGGTGAAGACGAATGTGAATATACATCATCTTTGATAAATAAACGCCAAAATACTGCAACAAATACTATAACCAATGATATAATTATTAATATATTTCTTGGCTTAGCCTCTTGATCATGTACATAAAGTATTGATGAACTCATAGTTCCCTCTATATTTATAAAATATAATATCAAATATAATTACAAAAATAATTACAAAAATAATTACAAAAATAATTACAAAAATAATTTCAAATATAAATTTACTAATATTATCTGAGTGTGAGTATATTATTAATTATTTCTTTTTAGCTGGGGTGCGTTTCTTCACAGATGAAGATGATAATGCTAGTGCAGAATGGTCTCCGCTATGTGTCTTTTCAATCATAGTTTTAAAGGAATTCCAGGCAGTCTCTATAGCAGACAGCTCATCGAGCCATATAGAAGAGAGTGTCTTATTTTCAAGTTCCTCGATTCTCATCTTAATATTGTTCTCTTGTTTCTCGAGAGCAGTTTTCTTTTCTACCGTTAGTGTTTTCAAGGGTAAATCTGTGAGATAATCATATGTTGGTTGACGTTTATCAATAATAATTTTATCATCAATAATTATCTCTTCATTGTTATTGTCAGATGATTCATTTTCATTATCATCATCTTCATCACCGCCATCTATTATATCAGCAACTATTGCCGGATAGTTTAAGCGTTTCAATTGAGCTTCTACTTCGGCGATCTTTTTACCAACTAAAGTGATCGTGCCATTAATATATTCTTTAATAAATCGCACCTTTGCAGAAACAATTTGATATTCTTTACGCATAGTTTTTAGTTGATCTTCCTTACGTTCATGATATTTAATAAATCGAATTCGAGAAAACTCTTTAATGATTTCACTAGTATTTGCATATTTTTTAATAGTATCATTTTCTGTAAATAAATGAATATTATTTATGCTTAAATTTTTCGTACTTACTAGTTTAAATTCAGTATCAAAGTTCATTTCAATACCTTGACGTACTCCAGGATAAAGTTTAAGGGTAAAATCAATATTTGTTTCTGTAAAATGTTTTTCATAATCTTTTAAAACTGGATTATTATTAACTATACATTGTTCCAGAAATTCTTTATAATCCTCTGTCCATGTTCCAATGGGAAGTTCAGTTACATGAATTGTAGTATCATTTAACCATTTATACACACCATGACTCTCATAGGTTCCCTCCTTTTTCTCCTTAGATTCTATTTTCCCCTTAAATCCAAGATACCATGGCGTAAGTTCTTTTATTTTTACTGCATCAATAATTTTTGATATATCTGATTTATCTAATTTATCAGATTTGTCTGATTTATCTGATTTATCTATGGTGATAGTGTTCAGTGCATTTGCAATAATTCTACAGTGGGCAATAATATCCGTAGGATTGTAACACGGTAGATTTGTAGAAAAACCTGTACCAATACCTTGTGCACCATTTACAAGAACCATAGGAATTACTGGAACATAATATTTCGGCTCTATTTTCTTGCCTTCATCACTAATATTATACTCCAGCACTTTAAAGTCTTCAACAGGGTAGATAAGTTGAGCAAGTTCCGTCAATAGTGTGTAAATATAACGAGGAGCAGAGGCATCTGTGCCTCCTTTAATACGTGTACCAAATTGACCATTCGGTGCAAAGAGATTGATATTATTTGAACAGACATAATTTTGTGCCATACCAATAATTGCCTGAAAGAGACTTTGTTCACCATGATGATAATCAGAAACTTCAGCGGTATACGCACCAAATTGAGCTACTTTCATTTCTTTCTTGAAAAGTTTACGTTTAAATGCGGCATAGAGAATCTTACGAGTAGAATCTTTTAGACCATCACACATATGATTAATAGAACGAATAAGATCACTGTTACTGTAAGCAATAAGTTCTTTATGAATAAATTCTTCATATTTCACATCAATTTTTGAATAATCAAGTACATTACTTGGATTATAATTCATCAACCATTCTTTACGGTCATCGGCACGTTTTTTATTAAAAGCAAGATCTAGAGCTTCATCTGAATCTTTTCCAGTATATTTATACTCTGTAATCTTCATTTCTTTGAAATATTCTTTCGCCTCCGCTGCAGTAGAAGTACCAAGACCCTTGTAATACTTGAATGTCCATCCCTTCAGTCCATTCGCCGTTTTCTTTTTATTTTCAATCCATTTCTCTGCATCATACATAGTATAGAAGCTTACTGTTTCTGTTGCAGAAATAGCTTTAATCATAGGAGTTTTTAGAGACACTAGGAAATTATCCATTTTATACAAAGAAGACCATAGACTTTGAAAGAGATTAAACAGTAGTCCTTTGATATGATGCCCATCAGTGTTATGTACTATCATTTGCCCAATTCCTGCTTGAAAGTGATGGTTTTCCGTTTCTAAATCATATACATACTGTTCACTTTTTCCCAAATTAAAAATTTTCTTAATACGGTTTTGATTATCCTGTTGAAATCCTTTTGTAATATTTAAAGAAAATACGTCTCGTTTTTTTAGTATATGATTTATAGATACTTCATATCCAAGACTTTTACATAAGTAGAATATACATTGACTGCTTATTTTACTTTCAATATCAATTTTTAAAAATTTATTGTTAATATCATGGCTACTACCATCTCCCGAATAATATCCATTTAGAAATTGTTCGCGAATATTACGAGGTGCGTTTAATATAATTGCAGGAATGTATTTATTGCCATTTTTATATCTTGGATGTTTATTTTTGTAATAAAATAGATTGATATATTTTTCAACAATTGGCTGTGTTTTACTACAACCATTTATAATAAGTTTATAACATATATTACAATTCGAATTTTTCTTATTATTACTTTTATCAGCAATTATTTTAAATTCATAATTATATATTGATGCTAGGATATCTTTAGCTTTTTCAAGTAGTGTAATATCACAATTAGATATAGCCCACGAATATGTAATACGTTTATGTGTATATGCACGTGGTCTATTTTTATTTTTATAGGTATAATCCCATGAATAAATACCTGCTGTACCATCTGCCCAGAATAAGCCCATTACCCATGCTTCATCGTTTGATATTTCAATAGAATTATTAGTATCAATTGATAGCTTTATAGATTGTTTATTTTTATATTTATTCAATTCAGTAATTAAGTCATCTTTCTTATATGTTTGATAATATTGAATTTTACATTCTGATGCAATTTTACATAAATCATTAAAATTTAATATATCTAAATTATCAGGTATACTTACTTTATTTTCTTCAAAAATAGGAAAATTATGTAGTAATTCTCCGTTTACTTTAATATCTTTTGGTGAAATTTTTTCAGCATTTTTATCTAATAGTGAGTGATCTTCTGTTACATCAACTATACCAGTATGTGTTAATACACGATATATTTCTTTATCTACTTTATGACGCATTACATGTTTAATTTTAGTCCAAGCAGTATCTGTCCATACTTCATAATCAGTCATTCCATATTCTTTATTATTATCATTTGATGACCATGTTTCTGTTAAATCTTCTATGGTTTTAATTTCAATCATATTTGTTATTGGATTTCGTAGAAGTAATGGAGTATCACCGGTTACACTATCTGCATCACACATTATCATAATGCGACCATAACGTAGCTCCGATAGGTCTTTATAGACCTTGCCATTTTGCAATCCAAGAATTTTCTTGAGGTCAGTAATTTCTTTATTATCGGCAATCTTCTGTGCAGTTGCGTCTTTCACATTCATGACTTTACCTCGAAGTGGAAATACACCATATTTAGCACGTCCTACAATAGAAAGACCTGAAATAGCTAGTGCCTTAGCTGAATCTCCCTCTGTGAGGATAAGAGTACAGTCTTCGCTATTCTTTGTACCGGCTTCATTTGCATCATCTAGTTTCTCCACAATAATACGAGAAGTTTTCTTACCATCAGTCTTCGCCGCTTTTTTATCTTGATGGAAATCAGTTAGGCTTACTGCTTTTTCTATAATTCCACTTTTATAAAGTGCAGTCATAAATTTCTGGGAAAGTTCACATTTAGAGCCAAATTTGCTTATTGGTGTCGTAAGAGCCTCTTTTGTCTGAGTGTCGAAAGACGGGTTCACTACCAGACATTTCACAATAATAAAGAGATTATCTACAATATGCTGTGGTTTCACGGTTTTCTTTTTACTCTCCGCCATTTCAGCTAGACTCTTTGAAATCTGATTTTTAATATAATCTACATGTTTACCACCACGAACTGTATTAATACCATTCACGAAAGATACTTGTTCAAATTGCGCAGATGCCGATGGAGCCGCGATAACTTCCCAACGTTCACCGCACGATTCATATACACGTGTGGTTTCATTCTTATCACCAAGAAAGAGATCCGCATATTTTTCAAAACTCTTGATCTCCAATTTCTTATCATTGAAATATACGGCTACGGATGCATCACTTGTTGCACAAGCATCAAGGGCACGTTTGTGAAAAAGCTCATAAATGTCATCAGTGAGTCCATTTAGTCCAAATCGCTTATAATCAGGTAGAAAACGAATCTTGGTATAAGGCACTTTAGAATACGCTTTCACCGATGGCTTACCAACCGTTTTCATGTTATCTTTCCAAGTCTGAGTAAATATCTTTTTGCGGCGATGGTCTACAGTTTCAACCGTAAACTCGAGACTGAAAATGTTTGTTAACTTTGAGCCATAACCATTTAAACCACCTACTAATTTTTCAACTTCCTTTTCAGTATAATTTGTAGATGTCAATAATTCGCCAAAAATCATTTGTGGAATATAAATACCTCCTTGTTCAGGTAATGTATCTATATCAACACCATCACCATCATTTTCAATTTCAATATAACCAGTCTTGCGGTCTATATTAAATTTAATGTTCTTAACATGGCGAATATTCTCTAATTCTCCTTTAAGTTGCTCTTGTTTTAATCTAGTTACTTGATCTAAAGCATTTACAACAATTTCATCATATATTTTATATAATCCAGGAACATATGTAATATTTTTCTTTACCATTCTATTCAGTGTCTCATCATATATATATGTTTCATATGATGTTACTTCTATACTTCCAATATATGTGCCCGGTAATTCATATATATGATCTCGTAATTGATGTTTTTTATATTTTTTATCCATAATAAATTTTAACAACTTATTTTAACTATATTAATCATAGCTTTATACCATTTCATTTTTTATTTAAATTTTCATATAAAGAATATTCACTTATATAATATAATATGACTACAAAGATATGTTTAAAATGTAAAGAAAACAAAAATTTATCGGAATATCATAAAATAAACAAATGACATCTATACAATCACGAATAACTGATATATATTTATCATCTACTTTTTTAGAAGATTCCGATCCCCATAAATATGCTAAAAGATGGGCTTCTAATATGTATAGTCGTATAAATCGTAAAATATTAGTTAAATTTAGTACACAAATTAATAGATTACCGTATTTATTTTATTTCATTAAGAATTTTATTGCATCTTTTTACGAAAATGGTATTTCTCCTAATGATATTAAACAGAAATACTTATATCGTGGTATTACTAATAAAAAATTAAAATATTTAGACAAAAATTTTATATCATTTACTAAAGATGTAGACATAGCTAAAAAATTTGCCACAGTAAATGATAAACTTGGTATTGTAATTAAATTAAAAGTGAATAGTCTTAGCAATAATTATAAATTGTATTCAATTGATGAATCTTTAGATTCAATGTATAATGAATCTGAAATATTATTATTACCAGGTAAATTAGAAATTATTTCACAATCAAAAGAAAATAATGAAATATTAGTTACATATAAAGAAAATAGTGATTTAATTAAAAAGTATGTAATGGCAAATAATCCTATATTACCTGAAAAAGACGATGATACAACAAGTAGTAGTAGTGGCGGAGCCATTAAAAATATTAAAAGTAATAATAAAAATAATAATAAAAGTAATAAAAGTAGTCTAAAAATTATTGATTATGATCTACGTGATAAATATGTGGTATTTTGGAGATGGGTTGATGGTAGAAAATGTGAAGTTATAGATTATATAAAATTTCCAAAAAGAGGTGAAGAAAAAATAAAAGAAACTTTTAAGAAATTTTTAGCTATTGAACGTAGTTATTTAGATATGACAGATTTTATACCAGAAGTTGACGATTTACGTAATAAACTTAATGATAATTGTGATGATAATCGTGATGATAGTGAAAATAACTGTGATGATAATGATAGTTATAATACATTAATTAAAATGTCAAGTTATGATGTTATACCTGCTTTATATGATAATAAAAATAAAGAAGTATTAACAATACATTTTAATATGCCATCTGGTTTATTTTACGATACATTTAAAAAAAATCCAAAAGAAGTTGTAGATACTATAATTACATGTTTTGCAAAAATGTCTTATCTTACTGATTAATAAAATAATAATAATATAATAAGATATTGCATTTTTATTTATTATGTTTTACACGGATTCCCATAATGGTCAGACCAGACCATACTTCGGCGGCGATCTCTTCGACAGTTTTTCCTTCGATATCAATACATATAATAGGTGTATAATTTGCCGCTGCAACCATGTAAGCCTTTTCATGTAATTCATGGAGTTGAATAAGATAATCTAGCGGAATAGTGGATTCGCAATCCCTTCCCCGTCTACGAATACGTTCAGCACATTTTACCGGATTGGAACGTAAATATATGTATCCTTTCGGACTCCAGAGTTGCATGGTTTTATCGTACATTTCATTCAGAATTTGAAATTCACTTTCGGATATTTTCTTATTTACCAGAGATGCTTGAGTAAATACTTCTTTTTGAAAAAAAGGTGAGCGTTCTATAATAATATTTACATGACGTTTCGGTTGAATCCAACATCTATCGAGCCAGACTCGAGTTTGAAATTCAAATGTTCCGGCGTCATCTTCATACATTCTTTTAAGAAAAGGAGTCCATTTCTCGATAGGTTCGAGATCAATTGGAACATTATAGTTATTATGCAAATATTCCAAGAGAGTACTTTTTCCCGAACCTATTGAACCATCAATAGTAAATACATATCCATTGAATATACCCTGTCTATTCATATATGAGATAGAACGTTTCTTATCTATACTTTAAAAATAAATCAATTTTTAAGTGCTTTATATCTTTAATTTTCCGTTATGTGTTATATACTAATTAAATACAGCAAATTTCTTCATTTTCATCATTTTCTCTAATTTAGTAACGGTGATCGCTTCATGTTTCTTTAAACTTATTAGTAAACAATGTAAGTTATCGTTAATAATATTTAATAATTTTTGCATAGTATCTTTGGAAATCTTTACGTTATTACGTTTAATAATATCCTTTACTTGTGTTTTTATTGAGCTATCATATAAATGTTTTGCGCCCCCGGCTGCGTTGCCACCGCCGGACATGCCGAGTTGTGAATCTATTCCCGCTCTTTGTACACCGGAATTAAAGTCAACTGTTTCGGTATTTGCACCGGTATTGTAATTTCCCTCAGTATATCTCGAATTTTCGTAGCCGTAATAATCCGATGGCATTGATCCACCTTTCTTTTTATTACTTTTACTGCATGAAGTTTCAATGTAATTATGTAAATTATGAATTATTGCATTATTGATTTCATTATTGTTTATAAGTCCCATAACAGATGCAATAGATGCGACATTAAAAGCGAGTGCATGTATGTGTTTTTCCAACATACTGTTAAGCATTTTTAGTTCTTTAGAGTCTTCACATTTATATGTTATATTGTTGTCTTTTAAAAATGTTGCCATTATATCTCTATTAGTAATTTATGAAATTTTTATACCTGTAAATTTTTAAAGGTATAAAAAAGTATAAACAGTTAGTAGATATATAAATAAGATGAGCCATTTAAACCAAAACTTTGCAACAATAAACACGGGATATTCTGGTTTATTAGATAATAGCAGTCAATTAAATGGTAGAATTGATATCATAACCCCGGCTCCTAAATTAGATATTGAAAGCTATAGAACACGTCCAACTAATAATGATGATTACAAACGTGAGGCAATTCAAGGACAAATAGCTTCAAATCAACTTACAGATCTCTTCTTTTCTACACAAAATATTGAAGCTTTACAACAAGGAATTCGTTATAAAGTATATGTAGAATCAAACAAAAGATATACAATCGGAAGACAAAGTGACCAAGAACTTAAAATAATAATGAGAGCAATTTATTTACAATATGGTCGTAACTTAGATACAGATTGCATTGGTCAAGTTAGAGAACTAAATCAAAAAGTATTAGAAAGTGCTGTACCGGAAATATTAAGTAATTTATATCAATATGAAACATATAGACGTGATGCAAGTACATTACCTATGCCAATAGATAGAGCACCATTATTAAGCACTAAAGGAACAAAGACACTTGAACTTAAAACATTTATTTAGATTGTGAAAGTTTTGTTTTCTTAAAGTAAAGCAGAGAGATGTCAGCATCAAGTTCAACAATATCAACACCGGCATCTTCAGTAGATCCGAATGATCCTATTGCAAGTGTAAAGGCGTCATACCCAACAATTAATATGACCGATAATGACGCTAAAAAATTTATTTCTCAACGTGCTAATTGGTTTAAAACATCGATTGCTATTTGCTGCATATATGGTTTCTTTGCGTTAGTATTATTATTATTAGCAATATTTAGTCCACAAGGAAAACTTATATTATCCGGTCCTTTAATGCCATTTACTGTTACTTTAATTGGTGGAATCTTATTTATCGTCTTATTACTTATAATACAGGTTACATCATTTAAACCATCTATTACTGATGCAAATGTATATGACGGTGATATTTGCCCAGATTATTGGACTCTTAAAAAATTAAGTGATACAGATTTAAATAATTTAGGCACATATGGTGTTGATCAAAAAAATAAATATTTAATGGGCTATAAATGTGTGCCAAATAAAGATGTATATGCAAATGATGATACTAAGAATGCATCAGCAACTGGTGCCACAAATGTAGTATCAAATGCTACAAATGCGAATGTATATGGACAATATAAAGATAGTAATAACAGATATTATGTAAATAATCCGACTAATCTAAGCAAAACTAAAAGTCCAGTTACTACTTATTTATATACAAACTTTGCCAAATTAAATGATGGTGGAACAAATCTTACTTCCGCTGACTATACATCAACTGATTCATCTAATGGAGATCAAGTAAAAAATGGTGACACAGGCGCAAAATTATATTGTGATGTAGTATATCCAAATTTATTAGCTATGCAAGATCAAGTAAATTTCCCAAATGCACCAAACTCATTAAGATGTGCATACGCTAAACAATGCGGTATTCCATGGACTGGTGTATGTCCAAATTTACCTACAGATAATTTATAAATATTTTTGTGTAATAAATATATTCAAATAATTTTGCACAAAAAATGAATTTAAGAATTTGTTTATTTTTAAGTATAAGTTTAAATATAAGTATACTATGCGAGTTTTAAAACGGGATAATACATATGAAGATGTTTCTTTGGATAAGGTACAGAAGCGTATTGCCGGACAATGTGAAGGTCTAAATGTAGATATTATTGAAATCGCTCAAAAGGTTTGTTCTCGTATTCATGATGGTGTAAAAACTAGCACTCTTGATGATGAAGCTGCCCGTCTTTGTGCACAGCTTATTACTAAACATCCTGACTATGGTGTTGTAGCGGCACGTATTGCTATTAGTAACCATCAAAAGAAGACATCTCCGTCTTTCAGTGAAACAATTAATATGCTTTATACAGTAACTGATATCCATGGTAACAAGAATCCTCTAATATCAGATGAACTTTGGAATATTGTACAAATTCATAAAGATAAGCTAAATTCAATTATTAACTATGATCGTGATTATAACTATGATTATTTCGGATTTAAAACACTTGAGCGGTCATATCTTCTTAAAGTAAATGGGAAAATTGTAGAACGTCCACAACATATGATTATGCGTGTTGCTCTAGGAATTCATGGGTGGGATCTTAAAGAAGCTATTGAAACCTATGAACTCATGAGCACTCGTTATTTTACCCATGCAACTCCTACTTTATTTAATGCTGGTACGCCACGATCACAACTTGCATCATGCTATCTCATGGGTATGGATGACTCTATTACAGGAATGTATAAGACTCTTGGAGATTGTGCACAAATCAGCAAATATGCGGGGGGTATCGGTATTCATATCCATGATATTCGCCCAACAGGTAGCTACATCCGTGGAACAAATGGCTATAGTACAGGCATCGTTCCTATGCTTCGTGTATATAATGCAGCCGGGCGTCATGTAAATCAATGTTTCCGTGGTGATACAATTATATACACGAAGACTGGTTATAAAAATATTGAGTCAATTGAAATTGGTGATAATGTCATTACAATAGACAATACAGTAAAACCAGTACTTGGTATTACTAGAAAAGAAGTTGATGAGGAACTCTATGTAATTTCGTGTAAATGGACACAACTCAATGAATCTCGTGAAGGGGTGTATGTTACAGGAGAACATCAAATATTTACTCTTGACGAAAATGATAATATAATTGAAGTATCGGCTTGTGAACTCACTACAGAAAATTATGTCGGATATCCAATTGCTCTAGGTCCAACCTCATATGTTAAATTACTTCATGATATGTATTGGGTGAAGATTGATAAGATCGATAAAAAACATTATAAAGGATTTGTCTATGACTTGAATATTCAAGATAATCATAATTATCTCACAAATATGGGTATAGTACATAATTCTGGTAAACGTAATGGAAGTATTGCCGTATATTTAGAACCTTGGCATTCAGATATTGAAGCATTCTTAGATCTACGTAAAAATAGTGGAAATCACGAAGAACGTTGCCATGATCTCTTTACTGCTATGTGGGTCCCAGATCTTTTTATGAAACGCGTAGATGCCAATCAAGAATGGTCACTTATGTGCCCAGATGAATGCCCAGGATTATCAACTACATATGGTGATGAATTTGAAGCTCTTTATACTAAATATGAAGCTGAAGGTAAATATAAAAAGAAGGTGAAAGCACAAACACTTTTCTACTCCATTATGCGGTCTCAAATCGAGACAGGTACACCTTATATGGTTTATAAAGATTCAGCGAATAAAAAGAGTAATCAGATGAATATTGGCACTATAAAGTCAAGTAACCTCTGCGTTGCACCAGAAACTATGATATTAACAGATAATGGTTATAAAAATATTAAAGATATTGCCGGTAATGAAGTAAATGTATGGAATGGCAGTGAATTCAGTAAGGTTACTGTTGTGCAAACCGGCAAAATGCAAAAACTTCTTACTATTGAATTTAGTAATGGAACAAGTCTACGTTGTACTCCTTATCATAAATTCTATATTGAAACTGGTAGCTGTCCCTCTCAAAAATCTGTATCAAAAACTATTGAAGCTAAAGATCTTAAAGAAAATATGAAACTTATTCGTTGTTTATTTCCTACACTAAAATCTGGAACAGAAACTATGAAATATCCATATACACATGGGTTGTTCTGTGCAGAAGGTACTTATACATATAATATAAATACACCTATTCAACAATGTAAATGTAAAAAAATGGATAATACAGATTTCTGCCGTCATCATGTAAATAGTATTAAGAAATATGATAGCGAAACTAAATGTTGTGCTGAAACTGGTGAACATAAACCATTATTGTATCTTTATGGTGAAAAACGCAAATTAATTGATAATATTGAATGTGAATCTGTACACGCTGAAACTGAATCAAATACTAATAGAATTACGGCATGTTTGCCAAAAGATATAGAACCTAAATATTATGTACCTATAAATTCGACTATTGAAACTAAAATTAAATGGCTAGAAGGATATGCTGACGGAGATGGATGTGTTATTAAACTCGATGGAATTAAAAATATACAAATTGGTTCAATTAATCTTGAATTTTTACAAAAGGTACTTTATATGCTACAAACTATGGGAATAAATGCAAAAATTGCTCTAGCTCGTGAAAAATGTAAGAAAATGATGCCAGATCACCGAGGAGATTATAAAGAGTATGAATGTCAAAACATGTATCGTATATCTATTGATGCTAAAAGTGTACTTCATTTGAAATCAATGGGTTTCTTTCCTAAACGTCTTGATATTGAGAATTGTCGTGCACCTCATCATATGACAAATGCTTTTATTAAAGTGAAATCAGTTATTGATAATAATGATTATGATGATACATATTGTTTCAATGAACCTATTAAACATGCTGGTATATTTAATGGTGTAATAACTGGTAATTGTAGCGAAATTACATTATTTTCTGACACGAAAGAGACTGCCGTGTGTAACCTAGCAAGTATTGGGTTACCAACGTATGTGAAATATACTAAAGATATTGAAAAAGGTGATGGTATAGATAATGTAATCCCATATTATGATTTTAAAGAACTTCATCGGGTAGCTCAAGTTATTACCCGTAATCTAAATAAAGTAATTGATCGTACATTCTACCCTACACCGGAAACTCGTCTAAGTAATCTACGTCACCGCCCGATTGGTATTGGTGTGCAAGGACTGGCAAATACATATGTACTTATGCGTATGCCCTTTGAAAGTGCAGAGGCAGCTGATCTCAATCGTAAAATATTTGCTACAATTTATCATGCGGCACTTACTGCATCTGTGGCAATTTCTCGCCGTCGCAGTGAATATCGTGAAGAATTAAATGATAGTAATACAAGTCAAGACCGTAAAGAATTCTTGGTAAATTATTTGAATATGATTCCAGAAGAAGAACTGCTTGTTGGTCAATACAGTGGTACTTATTCTAGTTTCATGGGTTCACCTGCTTCATTGGGACAGCTTCAATATGACCTATGGGGTGTGACAGAACCTGAAACAGTAGATGGTCTTCTTGATTGGGCGGCACTCAAAGAAGACATAGCAAAATATGGGCTTCGCAATAGTACTTTACTTGCTCCAATGCCCACAGCAACTACAAGCCAAATTCTAGGATTCAATGAATCATTTGAGGCTTTTACTTCAAATATATATCAACGTCAAACATTAGCTGGAGAATTTACTATCATAAATCGTCATCTTATTGATGATCTTCTTAAACTTGGACTATGGAATACTGAAATGAAAGATAAAATTCTCGCCGCAGGTGGCAGTGTACAAGGTATTCCGGAAATTCCTGAGCATATTCGTCTGCTCTACAAAACAGTTTGGGAAATTAAACAAAAAATTGTAATTGATCAATCTGCAGAACGTGGTCCATATGTATGTCAATCACAGAGTCTAAATATTCACCTCGAAGACCCAGACTTTGCCAAAATGACAAACGTACATTTCTATGGATGGAAAAAGGGTCTGAAGACAGGAATGTATTATCTTCGTTCACGTCCCAAGGCAAAAATCACAGCATTTACGTTAGACCCTACAAAACAAAATCAAAATACGGGAAATGCATCAACTTCAACAAAGCAGCAGCCATCTGAAGAAGAAATTATGGCATGTCGCCGTGATAATCCCGAAGGATGCGTTATGTGTTCTGGATAGTTATACTTATATTACTTATCTTTAAAAATTATATTGTTATTTTTTTTATAATTAATTTTATAAATTTTTTTATAATTTATTTTGTAATTTCATAAACTTCAAAGGTGTTGTCTTAATAAAATATACCATAGTAAATAAAGTCTCATCTTTATACAAGGGACGTAATGTCATTATTAAATAAAAATAACAATAATATTACACATGATTTACCTTTTGTGTTTATAATTGACATAGATGGTACAATGGTCGGAAATGTAGAGTTTCAAGTGCAACAATACAGTTTACACAATTCATTGAAAAAACATGGTTTTAAGCCAAATAAACAACATGATATACCACCTGCATTTCATCCAAATTCAAAACTTATTCGACCAGGTTTCGGTCATTTTATTAAAAGTCTCTACAAATATTATAATGAAAACATATATTTCTTTATATACACTGCAAGTGAAAATAGTTGGGCAAATACAGAAATTGCCTGGATAGAGAAGACTCATGGTATTAAATTTCAACGTCCTATATTTACTCGTAAGGATTGCATAGTAGATTCTTCAGGACAATACCGTAAAACAATAGGTCGTATATTTCCACGCATTTTGCGTATTATTTGCAAAAATAAGAAATTATCAAATCAAGATAAACATTATATTTTAGAAAACAATCTTTTAATGATTGATAATAACGCAGTGTATACAGATAGAAGTGATAAATTACTCCTATGCCCTGATTATAATTACGCAGTATTTGAAAATCTATTACATGGAATACCGGCAGCGTCTCGCAATCATCCTGAAATACAAAAATTAATATTTAGTCTAGTAAATCAGGGTCTCTTATGTAGTTTATCTGACCCAAATGATGACAGTATGAGAGTCTTAGCGAAACAATATTCATGGCTTTCGGCGAAATGTAAGGCATTAGTAGATATTAATGCATCTTTTGAATATGATGAATTCTGGAAACACCTGCGTCGTCTTATAGTCGAGAATGGTCTGAGAACATTTAATCGATCAGTTGTACAACAATTAAATACAGCTGTATGGAAAAGACACAAAAAAGAGAAAATTAAACAGAACGGAGGAGTCATGTGATATAAAGATTACTTATTTATTTTTATAAAATTATAAAAATTATAAAAATCTATCTAAGGATAAGTTATTATATACTTATGGTTTATAGATAAGAATACAGTATGATTATTATAAGTTTTGACATAGGTGTAAAAAATCTTGCCGTATGTGTATTATCTATTGATGAATCAATAAATGTACTTGTATGGAAAGTTATTTCACTTGCCGCAGAGAAAGAGAAAATACCTATTATGAATGAACTTACTGGGCGGCTTTTTTTAGCACTTGATGAACTTGTAACTGATATTGGTGAAGGTGTAACAATAGATTATGTTATACTTGAAAATCAGCCATCAAATTTAAATGGAGCTATGAAGAGTCTTCAAATGATGATTTATTCTTATTTCCAATTACGTAAACACTGGGAAGGTCTGGCAAAACAGGTTTATTTAGTATCTGCTTCGGAAAAATTAAAAGGACATGATAGTGCTGTAGCAACAATAGACATGGCAAAATATACAGATTCTATTGTTGCACCAAATGCAGATGGTAGTAAAAAAACGAGTCGACAAAAGAAAAGTAAGAATTATCAAGTGAATAAAAAACTTAGCATTGAAATTACTAAATTTTATTTACGAGAAAATCCAGAACTTTTGTCTTTATTTTGTAGCTACAAAAAAGCCGATGACATGGGCGATACTTTTCTCCAAGCGGTTAGTTGGCTTCGAAAACATGGCTATACGGATATAGAGACTATGACAATTAGTAATAAGATAGCAGAAACTGGAAAGACTTTAGAGGTTACTGGCGCGTAAAAAGGCATTTAAAAGAACTGTCAATTAGTAATAATATAGATGCAGCGTTCAATATATGTAAATGACGCAAGTGAAGATGTAATTGAAGTTGGTGGGGGTATGCCTACATTTAAAATCCCCCAAAGAACTGGCATGAATGGCGGCATGGGTATGGGCGGGAGTATGAGACCAATTACACCAGTGGTCGGTGCAACTGGTCCATCACTTGGTAGTGATATGTTAATTAATCGTAGAAAGGTATCTGGTGATGTATTATCTATGTCCGGTTCTGGTAGTCAAAGTCCATCTGAATATTCAGAAACAGATAGTGAATCTCGTAGCGGTGGAGGAGGCGGCGGCGGTGGTGGTGGATACCAAATGCCGTCTCGTCCGGCGGGTCCATCCGGTCCGACATATTCTGCACCACAACAATCTCGTTCACATTCAAATGATGATGACGATGATGAAAGTGAATATTCAGGTGATGGCAATGGCAGTAATGCCCAGGATAATATGCAAAGACGCTTTCAAGCTGAACGTAATCGTATCGAACAAGAATTACAAGAGAAAAAGGAAATCCTGTACCAAATGGATCGTCTTGAAACAAAGGGTTACCGTTTACCTCGTAAATTTACAATGCAATCAGATATTGAAGAAATGAGAGCGGAATACGAAAGAATTAAACGTGAAAAAGAAATAGATGCAAGTATTCGCTTTCAACGTAAAATGATGATGGCACTCGTAACCGGTGTAGAATTTGTAAACACACGTTTCGATCCATTTGATGTTAAATTAGATGGTTGGTCTGAACAAGTGCATGAAAATATTAATGATTATGATGATATATTTGAAGAATTACATGATAAATATAAATCAACCGGTAAAAAGATGGCACCTGAATTACGACTTTTCATGAGTCTTTCAGGTAGTGCATTCATGTTCCATTTAACTAATAGTATGTTTAAACAATCTAAATTACCCGATGTTGAAGAAGTCATTCGTTCTGATCCGAATCTTATGAAACAATTCCAAGAAGCTGCTATGCGGTCACAACGTAGTGGTGGAATGATGGGAAATCCTGCGGCGGCTACAACTATTCATGAAAGCACCCGTCAAGCAGCTACAGCACATGCTGCAGCAAGTGTACATCAACAACAGCAAATACCTCAAACCAATCAACCATCTCGCATGGGTGGTGGTGGAGGATTAGGCGGCGGATTATTTAGCATGGTAGGCTCTCTGTTAAGTGGTCCAACTATTATGCAACAATCAAGTGCACCAACAAAAGTATCACAAATAGATGATGATATTGATAACATCATTGACAATATAAACTCGGAAATTAATTTAAAACCACAACCAGCCTCGCAAAATATGTCGAGCCGCATTGAAACCATGTCAGTCACTGATGATGAACTTACATCTATTATTGAAGATACAAGTGATTTAAATGGAATCTTAATAAATAGCGGAGGTGCAGGTGGCAAAGCAGCACGTCGTGGTCCCAAAAAGGCACCAGCTGCGGGTGGCGCACGTACTCTAACAATTTAATTATTTAATTAATATGTAAAAATAATATGTAAAAATAAAATTATAAACTCTTAATTATTTTTATTTACTTCTTTAAGCTTTTGAATTTCTTGAAGCTCTTTGGTAAACTTTTAACGGCGCCTGGGATTCTTTGGATAGATTTTACTGGATTAACTACCGCTTCTTTAACTAAGCTGCTATCCTTGTTTACAATGTCAATCATACCTGATGCAGCACCTACGGTTACTGCAGCAAGTAATAATAATATTTGTACTATGAAGATTAATGCGAATAATATGACTTCGATTAAAGACCATAAGTATAATATTTGACGACGAGCATCTTCACTGCATTTGCATTTCTCTTTCATTAAATAGCGAGTGTATATAAGGCTGTATACGAAGAATATAACAGTTAATATAACAAATGCTAAGTTGGCAAGGAAATATACACCTGCTGCAGATTTACCTAAATTCTTGATTGCCCATGATACTGGTAATAAAAACATTAAGAAAATGTATACAACGGCGAAAATGCAGTAACCTTTAATGTATTTACGGTATGGGTGTACTGAGCAGTCGCAACCGATCTTTTCTAATTTATCAATGTAAGTGTATGTTAATGCTAAAAGGAATATACCAATTATTCCTATAATAGCAGATAAAGCATATGTTAAATCCATTTTGTTAGTTCTATATCAATAGATGGAAAATTTTATTTCAAAGACCAAAAATATATTTAGGAATAGAGAAATTTAGATAAATTGTTCAACTATTATCTATCTTTTGGTTCTACGTACTTCATTTGTAGAAAATCAAATACATCTTTTTCCGTTTTAAATATTGGTGGTTTCGGTAATGTCTTAGCAGCGTCACCGGTTTCCTTCACTTTTAGTCCATGTTCGCTTAAAGTATAACCAAGACTCAACGCTTTCTTTCGCATTTCAATATTGAACTTTTGTGATCCAGTGAAATAAAGCACAGATGTTATAAATTCATCTTCAGGAGTTAAGAGAATATCTAAACGCCGGTGTTTTACCTCTCCGGATTTTAATTGTACAACTGCCATACATTTATGGGGACCAAGCGCTAATATATCAGTTATGTATCCAGATTTTTTAAGTTCATTTATTATCTCGGTAAGATCTTCTGATGCGATATCTTTTTCTGAAATAAGAACATCGATATCTCCACTATCTTTTAACTCGCGACGATAGCTACCAACTACAATAGCATCCTTTAGTTTTGATAAAATAAGCTTCTCATGTTTCTTCATTTCACTGCGTGGTATGCGTTCCTGTAGCTCTTCATAATATTTCAAACCAATCTTCTGCTGAGCATTTAATAATTTCGAATTAGATTTACTTTTTTCCCGTAAGTCAGCAATAGAAGTAACTTTATCTTTATTTATAAGGTTACGTGCTTTAACCACACCGACACCATGTATTTTTAGTAACTGATCATAAAGACTCATATTCACAGCGTCTTCTTTTTTAATTTCTTCGGCTGCCTCCAATTTACCAGTATCTAATATCTCACGTATTTTTTGTTCAATACCACTACCGATACCATTAATATCCTTCAAATCATCATAAGTATGAATCGGACCATCATGCACCTTTAATTGTTTGATTACTTTATCATACGCCAAGGCACGAAATCTTTCATTATCATTTCTAGCTTTACGCATCATGACATCTAATTCTTCAATTATCTTTGGTTTATAATCAGTAGTTGGAGTCGTAGTGGTAGTCATAGTAGTAGACGTAGAAGTTGTAGCACTCGTATTGGTACTCATATTCAGAAACCTTTCTTTACCTTGTAAACAGATTTCATTTTTCCTTGCAAAACCTCATTTATGTCGTACAATTTAAAACGACTTGATGGTTTTATATTTTCAGCATGTGGTAACCATTTTTTTACTAATTCTATAAAATGATCATCATTTTCTGTTTTGGTGAAATTAACTAATATTATTATTTGATCTAATAAAGCATCTATTTTCTTTAACGCAGCTGTAACAACATTTGCATCTGAAACATGTTTACTGAGTTCAGTATTGCAATCATCTACAATTTCCCGTATGAGTGAATCAATAGTATACGTTGATATTATTTCTCTTTGATATAATAATATCCATATCTGTATACTAGCAACTGCACGTTTTTTCCATTTAACAAAATCACAAAACTCATCATAATCTTCATTCTCTGGCAATATATCATCCCTTGGTATCCATGACCTATTTACATAATAATTATCCCATATAATTTTCCATTTTGACATAAGAACATGTGTATCAAATAATTTAAGAACTTCAAAATAAACTAAACGAAACTCAGGTGCTCTTTGCATAAGATCCCATATTATTTCTATATACAGTTTGCTATAATCTTCCCGTAATATATTTTTTATACTTTTAATAATAACATTTTTATTATTATATGTCAATTTATTCATTAATGACAAAAACTCCTTACGTGTAATATGTTCTATAGAGAGCTCTTTTGTACCTATGCGAGGTCTCTCCGCTCTTTCTACCGGTTTATGTTCTACTGGTGGTCCTCCAATACGTTTCTTTAACCATTTAGATGGAGGGGCTTTATCCGATTCGGTAAAACATTTATATGTGTCTACTAAATATTTAACTTTCTTTTCAAATTGGTCTGATTTATTTACACTAAAATTTAATATATCTTCCCAACTTATATTGACCGATTCGGTGGGTCCTTCGAGTCCTTCGAGTCCTTCCGTATCCGTCATATAAACTAATAATTAGCTTATTTTTAGTAATCAAAATAAGCCTTATATCTATACGCATTTTTACAGTTATTTAGTTTTAGTTATTTAGTTATTTAGTTATTTAGTATTAAAGAAATAGTTTTATTGTAATATAATTGAAAAAACAAAAATGCTAGAAGAATTGGAAGTCTTAGAGAATTATTATAAAGATTTTTCTGTATACAAAACAGTTTTCATTTGTGGTACAGAGAACTATGATCAAATATATAATGATTTAGTAAATTTAGATCATAATATATTAAAAATTAAATTAGGCACAGATGGTGCAGAACAAGTCAATGGTGAAATAACATATATTCCGGATCTTGAAAATTTTGCCACTTCTCATCAGCGTATTCTATTAACCGATATAGAATATTGGAAAGAAAATAAAGATGTCTTACAGAAATATGTTATGCCTTATCAAAACTTATTGGTTTTATATGACATAAGTGATTATCAAAAAATACAAATACAAAATTGGCTAAAAATATTTTATTTAAATAATCCAACAATCAATGTAACAGAACCTATGATATTAGATCTCGATGATTATTAATTATAGCGATTTCTTTTTCTAAAGATACTTATAGAACTCTCTATTTTAATATGGCATTCACCTCTGCAATGAAAAATAGAATGATGATTGCCCTTGTTATATTACTTATTGCTGTTGTATTAGGTTTATTCTTCTACAAGGTTAAACCTGGTTATGAAAACTTTGCCGGTAATTCTAATAATGGTACATTAACATATTATTATAGCCCACAATGCGGATATTGCCAAGAATTCAGCCCAGTATGGGACGCTGATGCATCTGATCCAAGTGGTTTACAATACGCATTAAATCAAGCTGGACTTAATGTTAAACTTAATAAAGTAGACATTACCAATCCAAATAATGCCCAAGATGTAAATAGCAAGGATATTAAAGGTGTACCTACATTAATCTACACAACATCTGCAGGTAAAGATAAAGAATACCAAGATACCCGTACTCCAGCAAATATTGCAACTTTCATTAAGAATAATTCATCATAAAATAAAAGTCTTTTATAAAACTCCTTTAGATTTAAAATAATTATAAGTATCTTCGTAACCGTATTCAATACATTTATCAATAGCAGCTTCTGAGATACTGCTAGTTAATTTATTATCAATGATATTTAATGGTATCATTGATATATCATAGTTTGTCATATATATATAATAAGGATATTCCTTAAAAACAATATTAATTAATGTATTATTTTTGCAAAACACACCAATAACAGTGGTTATATAATATAACAGATTATCATGTATTAACTTTTTATCTATATTTATACTATAACCAATTTGTAATATTAATATATTTTCCTTTGGTACACTTGGTTCAAATACCAAAGGTACGGTATTACATGCAACACCACCATCTATATAATAGTCGTTACCAATTTTAACCGGTGCTATAACTAATGGTAGGGCTACTGATGCATGTAATGCTTCTTTAACAAGTACATTCGGTGTTTTATCTACACAAAAATGCGTAGCCTCCATTGTTTCCATATGTGTAGCAATAATTATTAAGTTTTTCCCGGTTTTCTTAGATAAATCCATAAATGTAAGTTTATCTAGATATTTTTCAATACGAGAAGTATAAATAGTCGGATCAATAAATCCCTTATCATTTATTAATTTACTGAAAGATTCGTATATATCTAGTTCTAATGGGGATGTTTTTATAATATGTTCTATTTCATCGAGTGGAACATCTAAAGCAAATAATGTAGCAAATAGTGCACCAGCAGAATATCCTGCATAATTTATTATAGATTTATCAAAACCCTCCTGTTTAAGTAATCTAATTGCACCAAGATATACAATCGCTGAATTACCACCACCACTAAATGCTACATGAGTAAAATGCGGTTTCAGTTTTTGTTTTGTTTCTACTTTCGGTGTTATTGCCTTCATTCTTATCGATACACTATATAGAATTTATGTCGGGACCTCCGCAAATAAATTTAAATGAATTATATTCAATACAAGATCAAAAAAAGAAAAATAGAAGTATATGTTTTAATCATATACTTGAATTATGTCACAGACGTATTCGCACTGTTACTACATATGGTGGTTTAAATACATTTTATGAAGTACCAGGTTTTGTTGTAGGATATCCTTTATATAATATTAAAGATTGTATGGAATATGTGGTAAATGCTCTTAGAAAAAATGGATTCTTAGTGCAAATCTTACCACCACCACATCTGTATGTTATATATATATCTTGGGATAAAACCGAAGTAAAAACTATAAAAGGACCTGCTGCGGCAGGAGGTAATGATAATGGTTCGTCGGGATCTGGAGGACCTGGATCATTCTTCGATGGATTTAGACCAAAGGTCATTACACATCAAAATAAAGGATCCGGACCTTTACGTTTATTTTGATATACTTTAATATACTTTAATATACTTTAATATACTTTAATATACTTTAATCAACATCATATTGTGTACGAGAATGGTATTCTTGTAAATATGGATTTACCATGCGCATGGTTTCTTTCATACCATACACCATTGCCGCTTTGAATATTTGATCACATAGTAATATTATTAATACACCGATTAATATAAATAATACTATATCTAATATATAATCTATTTTCTTGATATTATCGCTTTTTTCTACTGTAACTGGTGTACTCGTAGCAATAGATGTAGATGATGCGACTACTGTTGTTCCGGTGCCATCGGTATTTTGTCTATTGCTTGGGTATGGTTGTTCTTGTGTGGGTAAAAGAGTTTGTTTAGATTGTTCTGTAGGAATACCAAGTTGTTGGTTGTCGTATTTTTTCATAGCATTCGATAATGGAGTGTCTACGTTTGGTGTTGGATTCGCATTTGCTACTGATGTTTGGTCAATACTCTTTTGGTAACTTGCCTGGGTATCCTTGACATTTACTGTTTTGTTTGTAGCTACATTTGAAGTCTTTAAATATTGTTCTAAATCATCATCATAGTATCCACCTACTTTATTCATATCGTATACTCTAGCTGCTGGAACGGCTGCCGGATAATTAGGGCTTTCTTGGTTTAAAGATACATTCATCGCTTCGGAATATGCCTCTTTTGCTGCATCAGATATAGGGATCTCGTATATAGGAGCTTGTAAAGGACTGCATTGTTGGGTCTGTGGGTTTCCATTTTGGGAGGGGGAGGGGGAGTTAGGGTTGGGAGTTTGTAGAGAAGTTGGACCAGTTTGCATTTGACCATTTGGTGGTTGAACATAAACTGGAGCTGTATTGCCCGGTGTATTTGTATTAGAAGGAATATTATTGGCAAAATTTTCACTGGTATTTATCGGTGCTTTCGGGCATATTTTATAATTATCACAATAATATTTATAATCTAAACCTTGTGATGCATAAGGAGTATTGGTATCAAAATAACCACCCGCCTGATCTCTATTAGATTGAGCATTATTGCCAGAGTTATTAAAACCTCCGACAAAATCTTCCCTAGTATATTGATTATTTGCTGCGGCATATTCTTGTGGTTTTACAAAATTATTGTATGCATCTACATCTTCAGCCGTGCCAGATGGGCATTGCTGTTGGGATTGTTGTTGTGCTAATGGTTTCATGCTCATATTCATATTTCTGTATCCTTGTTGCTGTTGTGGCTGTTGTTGTAGTTGTTGCATTGGCTGTTGCTGCTGTTGCATTTGTGCTTGTGGTGGTAATGTACCGGCGCAGGTACGTTTCTTTTTACCCGCTGCCGGATCAAAGGCGGGTATATTATAAGCTTCTTGTAGTGTACAATACATTACTATTTTACAATATTTTCTTTTTAACAAGTAGCGTTTGACAATGAATTACATATCTTCTGTATTTAATGGTTTATTAGTAGGTATACTCGCTGCGATATGTATTATATATATTTTTCAAATTAAGACACCATATCCATTATGGGCGCTTAAAACATTTGAAAAGCCATGGATTATGTTACTTATATTTGTAATTGGTGTAATCTTCCTTGGTTTTAATAAAGAAGCCGGTGCATTACTTATAATTATTAGTATCGCACTCTTTATTGATAAATTCTTATTTGCCAGAAAATTACCAAATAAAGAACACGATATGCATAACCATAAAGACCAGAAAAAATCAGCGCCAATTAGTAACAAAGTAATTGGATCGAATAAACCTACTGAAACTGAGCAACATGGTGTATCACTTTTACCTTTAACCAATACACCACCCGGAAGTTTTCCAGCATGTTATGGAAAATATTTACCTATCGCAGAAGTTGAGGCAAATGATGAAGGTTTATTATATTTCAAAGACAAATTATTAGAGGAAAATGAAAATTTCCGTAAAAGTTTAAAACCAGAATTCGGGTCAAATAACATAATAACAGCTGATAATTATGCATCAGTCACTGAATATTATTAATTATTATTCTTTTATTTTTCTTTTATTTTTCTTTTGTTTTTCTTTTGTTTTTATAGCAGTACAGCACATATAATAATGCAATCACCTGATATATTTTCACTCGCATCTGCGTTCATTATGCATACCGGTGCACGTCACACCTCTTTCGACTTAACAGATGCACAAAAAAGAATGTTATCTTTACCTATAGCGAAATTTATTATATTATTTGCCCTTTTTTATATGAGTACACGTAGCATATATTGGAGTTTACTCCTTCTCTTCGTATATTTTATATTAGTTCGTATGTTATTAAATGAAACCCATCCATTAAATGTTATACCCAAATCATGGCTTATATCGGAAGGATTCCTTAATGAAAAACAACTCGAAACAGAAAATGTTGATCCATCCGAATTATATCTGAATAATATTAAGAATATTTAATAGTAAAATTATTTAATTAAATCAAAATGATTAATCTATAAAAATAAGTAAAATAAGTAAAATAAATAAAATTTTATTTTTATTTTTGCTGTGCTATCTAATTACCAAGTTGATTTGCTGTGTCAGATGAAAGATGGCTCCAGTATATCTTATCGCCATCTGTGCGAACTCTTTGGCTTATTTCAAGAATATATAATATAAGAGATATAGATATTAATATAATTCCAATGATTAATACGGTTTTAGATGCAGTATGATAATTTTCAACAGAGATATAAGCCATAACCGTTGCAGCCGATATGACTGTAACTGACATTAAGAAATTTATTAATGCGGTACGTTGATTTTCTACAAGGAAAGACATCTTATATATAGAGTCCATACGTGCATTGACATTAAGTAATTGATTATTTGTATCATTATAATAAGTGCTTTCTTTTTCAAGTGAATAATTTACATTGTTATATAATTGATATGACTGTAATGCAGTAGCATTTTTAATTGTTATCTGTAAATATTGATTTGCATATCCATAAAAGGTAGTGTTGGTATTTGATACATAAGTAGAAAAGTCGGCGGCATTCGTTGCTGCTGTAAATTTTTCTACAGTACTTATATTTGAGCGATTGTATAATACAGATATAATGAAACTGCTTACTATAGCAATCACTAATATAATTAAACCAAATGTTAATTTACGTGTGTATTCAAGTGGATATATAATTAAACCAACGGAGAATGCCAATACTATACATAATATTACTATAGCGGCAATTTCGAATTTCTTAACTATTGCATCACTGTTTGTTTGACTATTTATTTTATCTTGATACGAATTTAATTTAGTTTTTTGTTGTGTTACGTTATTATTTAAATTCGTAATTCTATTTGTAGAACTTTGGTATTGTGTAGCATTATTTTCTAAAATATTTAATAAATTATTAAAAGCATCATTATTTCCTACTGAATATTGTAAGTTATATTGTATATTTTTTACAATATTTTGGGCAGCACTGAAATTAGTATCATCTCTTTCTGAAGCTTTTATTATACCCATACCTAAACGATATTGGGCAAGTTGAATATATAAATAAAATAATCTACGAAGAACATATATATTAATTGTGTCGCCTACTGCTATTATTTTGGATAATGGGATTATACTATTTAATGAGTTTACAATATCACCTGTAATATCATAAGTTTCAGAATAAGACTTAGAGTTGTATGCAGTTACTGCATTTGTTTGACTATTTATTTGTATTATAAATGAATTTAGGTTTAAAGTACCAGATGATATATCTGGTACTTTAATAGTTACTGGACTGAAACTTATAAATTTTTGCCAATTTGAGGGTATTAATAAATTGTGCCAGGCATATAAACTTTGTATATAATTTACTATAGAAATTTTACCTTTATAATACCACATGCAATTAATATCGCGGAATGTTTTATTAGTATTATCATTTGGAGACGCAGATAAACTAGGTGTACCATAATTCCAGTTATACATAGTATAATCACCAACTGTTTCGTTTCCATTTGCAACTGTAAATGTTGTTACACCTATTTTACCATTATCACTAATAGAAGAAGTATCTGGTGTAGGGTTAATAAGTAATTCATTTGCTGTTGTTGTTTCAGCGTCACCATACTCTTTACCAATTAATCCATATATATTATCTGTTGCAGGTATTGTGCTTATATTTCCACCTAAATAATAATTAGTAGTATTTAAGTCATTTAAATTTTGTATGCCATTATTGTTTGATATATTATTAAAAAATGCACTATTAATTTCTTTTAAATTATTTTGTATGTCTGTTAGACTCATATTATAATTATACTCTATTTTATATAAATACAAAAATAATATATATCTATGTTACATGCAACATCTGTAATAATAATATGTTCCAGATGTTTCATTATAACGAGTAATACGTACGATGTCTCCATGTTTTAATCCAAGCCAACGTGATACTATATCCGTTTTCAATATCAATGGCATTTGTGTTTTATGTTTTATTAAGTAATCTTTCATAAGTTTCTCACCTTCTTCCTTTGATATTTTTTCGTGTTTCGGGGTAAGTTCATGTTTCAATGGGTTATATTTTAGTTCATGTTTATAAAAGATTTGTAAATGTCCTTGCATAGATTGTTGCAGGATTTTATCGCGATCTTGCAAATAATGCATCATAGCAGGTGAAGGTGTTTCCGATAAAATAAGGATAAAATTGGACATTTTATATGTCTCCACCATATCTTCCGGTGTTTTCTCTTCTTCCTTCCATTGTTTTACAAGTTCTTTATTTAACAAGAAAAATACTGTTGTTTTATCTGTATCAAGTTTAATAATTTCATTATAATAGCGACTCTTATCTACTGCATCACCGTGTTCTTCAATATATGAAACATCTTCTCCACGAGCATCTAACATATCTTTTAAATTTGCCCGAATTATATCAATTTCACCTGTTTCTTCCATTTCTGTCTATCTTTTTGTAATTATTATATTTATAAAAACATGTATACCTTAAATAATTTCATTTTTTATTGTGTTAATTTATGTGTTAATTTTAGTGTTAATTTAAGTGTTAACTATAGTGTTAAGTGTTAACTCTAATGTAAAATATATTACTATTATCTTTATCAGTATAGATATTAAGTGACTTTGTAAGTGGTATATTTATAGCCTGTTTATTTTTATTCGTATTATGTTCTAACCGATATATCATAGATTCTAAAGACTTATATGAAGGTGTAATATTAAACATTCTTATAAAATATGTTCTCCAGCATAATGTCATATTTGGTATTTGTATTCCGTCAAGAGATAGCTTGTGAGTACCATTCTCGTGGATTGTAGTATTCTTTATCATGATATTTATAACCATATCTAAACATTTATGCAGATCTGTCATATGATCATGCAGTTTTAACAATCCGGGAACTATACGCTTATCCCACTTTTCCATTACTGGGATTACTGCATTTCTTATTTGACCTCGTTGTGACCATGTAGGTGTACTGTTCGGTAAATGGGCTATATTATATTTTCTGGCAAAGGCATATATATCATCTTTCGGAATATCTAACAGTGGTCGCAAAAATCGAATACCATCTTGTGTAGAATCTGGCGACATTCCTTTGAGTTCATCATACTTACGTTGTTGTGTTATATTTGTCAAAATATTTTCGATACAATCATCATTATTGTGTCCCATAATTACATTTGCATGATTATTTGCATAATTACCATTACTAAGAGAACCTACATACTTATATGTCGCATATCGAACATTCCGCGTATATGTTTCGTATATCTCACGTAATTCATATTTCATGCAATTTTTGCGATTTATTTCCGTAATTCTTCGAACATATAGGTCTATATTTAATTTCCTGCACCAGTCTTTTACAAATTCCTCTTCTTCTATAGCTGTCTCGCGATTCATATAATTTATAAACACTGCGTTCCATGTAAATTGTGATGATGGTGTATATTTCGCCATTTTTGCCAGAAGTACTGAACATACCATACTATCAACGCCGCCGGATAGGCTAAGCGTGATTTTATGAATGGGCGCCACTTCGTAGGTAGTTGCCCGTCTGCAGAAATTTTCAATATTTTTCGCGAAGACCTCATATATGGTCTCGAATTTATCAATTGTGTCAGGGTTGAATTCTGCTAAATTTTGCGAAGGGTAATGGGTAATTTGGCTTTGTTGATGTATATTATCTAAAGGGCATCGTTGATATGTTGCTTTAATGAACTTTTTAATAAGTGGGTCTCTTAAATAATTATCTGGAAGACTCCATGTTCTGTTCATTACAGTAATGATGGTGTTGAAGTTATATGTATGTCTAAGAGGTAATTGTGTAAATATCCATTGAGCAGGATTTGTAGGATTTAATTTTATATTGGGATGATTACATATATCGAGTGCCTTGTGTAAAAAGAAATCAATTACGTGTTTTGCTGCAGCATCTTGTCGGTGTCTATATACATGTCTGGGAAGTTGGTCATATATAATCACCTTTTCAATGTAGGAATATTCATCACTGGAGATATCTATATCTAAGAGATGGGAGTACTTTTGCGTAATATATTCATCATCTTTTGGAGTTGCTTCAAACCACCATGATGGATTCGCAAACCATTCTTTGTAAAACTCTCTTTCATGCATTTTGAGTATACATATCTTAGGTATTAATTCAAATCATTTTTTTGTAGTATTATATCGGCGTTCCTTAGGAATAATACTGAATGATTAGTCGGAGTTTGAAAAAGTAATCCCGAAAAACGTTCCTTAGGAATAATACTGAATGATTAGTCGGAGTTTG